TCTAACAAAAAATGATCCAACTATTTTTCTTGCAATATAAGTGCTTACGGCGTACTGCAACCACTCATGAAAACACAAAACAAAATATTCTTCCCCGACCACTGCCGGTGCCCCCGCCGGGTGGCCCTGACCCGGTTCCAGTTGGCCCTCATCATTGCCTCGGCGGGGACGTGGGGGAGTTTTGTGACTCTCGTCACAATATGGTAGGCGACTGGAAACCAGGCGGCGGCGGGAACGGTCCCATCGTCCGCGAGAAGCCAACAGAAACTCCACCCCCCTCGACTCAAACCCAAAACTGACACATGGAAGACGAATACATCCTTGCGGCGATTGCCGCTCAATTCCCTCGCTGGGTCGCCACCACGGGCGAATACATCCGGCGGACCTACGAAGTGGTTGCGGTCGAACAGGAGTTCGCGTTCAGCCTCAAGAACCCGGAGACGGGCGGGGAGTCCCGCAGTTTCGTGGAGGCCGGGAAGATCGACCTGTTGCTGCGGCACAAGACCACCGGCCTGATCTCGGTGGGCGAGCACAAGACGACGGCGGGCGACATCGCACCGGGCTCGGATTACTGGCCGGCCCTGAAGATGGACACGCAGATCAGCAAGTATGTGATCGCGTCACAGGTACTGCATCCGGAATCAGGGATTGGTCCTATATTCTACGATGTCACCAGAAAACCGGGGTGCCGCCCAGCCGGGGTGCCGCTGACGGATGAGGCCGGAGTGAAGATCGTGCATGATGCGGAAGGCGTCCGGCAGCGGACCAAGGACGGCAAGAAATGGCGGGAGAGCGGGGACACGGCGCAGGGGTTCACTCTGCAAACCCGGCCGGAGACGGCGGAGGAATACGGGGACCGGGTGGCGGAGGTGATGCGGGCGGAACCTGCCAAATATTTCCAAGCTCGGGAGATTCCCCGGCTGGCGAATGATCTGGAGGAGTACATGGCAGATTCGTGGGCGGTGGGGCAGCAGTTGCTCTACGCTCGGCAGAAGAACCTGTGGCCCCGGAATCCCTCCCACTGCGATGCATGGAGCCGGTGCCAGTTTTGGGAGAAATGCGCGGGCACGGTGCCGGCGGACTCGGACCTGTATGCGACGGTCCCGCAGGCTCACGCTGAATTGAATATGCAGGATGACGGCAGCGGTCGGCAACTGCTCACCAACAGCCGGATGAAGGCGTACCGGTGCTGTCCACGGCTGCACTACCATCTCTACGAGAACCCCATCCGCCGGGTGGGTGAGGAGGCGGAGGCCCTGCGGTGGGGCACCCTCTGGCACCACCGGCTGGAGGCCTGGCTCACGGCTCTCATCGTCCCCGTTACGGGGTCAACCAATCAACCCGAACTCACCCTAAAATGACAAAACCACACGTCCACATCACACTAATCACCCCAGTCATGGCCAAACGGTGGCTGGCCATGCGAAAGACCAACCGCCCGGTCAATCTCGTCAACTACAACAAGGTGGTCAAAGCTTTGACTGAGGGTACCTACCGGCTCAATGGCGAGTCGATCATCCTGAGTGATGATGGGATTCTCGACGGGCAGCACCGACTGCTGGCCGTGGTTGATACGGGAGTCGCGATGTGGTCAGTGGTGGTATATGGGATCGATAGCGCGTACTTCGCGACGATCGATTCCGGCAAGGTCCGTGGCGCATCTGATGTGCTGTCCATCGCGGGGCACCTCAATACTACGGTTCTCGGGGCATCGCTGGTGGTGCTGTGGCAGATCGGTCGCGGCACGGTGATGTCAAAGGAGCATCCCCCCACGGTCGAGATCGAAGGTATCCTCGCGGAGCATCCCTGGCTGAGTGAGTCGGTGACCTTCTGTAAGCGCAAACTTCCACGGATGATTTCACCGGCCCGGCTGACCGCAGCCCACTACGTGTTCAGCCAACACTCCCGGCTGGAGGCGGATCGATTCATCATGGACCTGCACACGGGGATCGGTCTCAAGGCTGGTGATCCGGTGGCGGTCCTGCGGGACAAGATCATCCGGAACACCGTCGCCAATACGAAACTGCCAGACAACACGATGCTCGCTCTGCTGATCAAGGCTTGGAATTTCCGCCGTGGTGGCAAGAAAATCAAAGGGATCCACTGGCGGGCCGCGTCGGATGCCACGGAGGACTTCCCGGTGGCGTATTAAGGCCCCGTTCCGGTAACGAATTTCCCGCTCTCTGCGGGCAATACCACGCCCGCCGTTTTATCGAACGGAAATCTCGGCGGCGGGTGTGGTAATCAATTTGGGGCTGTCGCAGGTAAAACAACCAACACCTGGGCAGGCAGCGGAGACTGCGATGGCCCCACCAATTCCTCGCCGGAGGGTAATCCGGCAAACCAACCGCCCGGCCCTGTCGATACCAGCAGGGCTGGGCACCCCTCCCACTTATATGACCACTGACGATCTGATCCGACTCGATGCCGCACTGGCAGAAATCCGCGCTGAGGTGATCCGCGCACGCTCCCTTCACAAGCCGTTCAACTCGCCCCATGAGGCCTACGCCATCCTCCAGGAGGAGGTCGACGAATACTGGGACGACGTGAAACGCGACCGCCGTGTCCCGGCTGCGGCTGAGGCCGTCCAGGTGGGGGCCGTTGCCGCCCGCATCGTGATGGAGTTCGTCGATCCGTCCCATGAACTTTTCCAACCAAAAACAACACCCACAAAATAATGTCATTCTTGTCAAAACTCGCTCCCAAAGAACTGATCCTGCCTCCACGGGGGATCATTGCCGGGGTCCCCGGCATCGGAAAAACAACCTTCGTTTGCTCGGCATTTCAGCCGGCCGTGATCGCCTGTGAAAAGGGATTGGTCGGCATGGAATACATTCCGCAGTTTGAACCGGCGACCTATGCTGAAGTGATTGGGTTCCTCGATGAATCCATCGGGGCCAAGGCACTGCCGTTCCGGACGTTGGCGGTGGATACGCTCGATGCCTTGGAGAGCCTGATCTACGCGGAGGTTTGTCGCGAGGGCACGGTCAAGAGCGTGGAACTCTACGGCGGCGGCTATGGCAAGGGCTACAAGCGGGGCCGGGAACTGCTGGAGGGCGTCCTGCAACGGCTGGATCAAATCAACCAGAAGCACTTGGTGGCGGTCTGGATCACCAGCCATGTGACCACGAAAATAATTAAACGCCCGGACGGGGTTGAATACAATTCGTGGGTATTGAAGGGCAACGAAGCGTTTAATTCGATCATCCTTGGCTGGGCCGATATGGTGCTGTTCGCGAACTATGAATTGTTCCAGAAGGGCGATAAAAAGGAGCGGTCGGCGATGGGCGGGGAGCGGAAGCTCTACACGGAAAAGTCCCCGGAGTGGGAGGCGAAAAACCGCTACGGTCTGCCGGCTGAATTGCCATTCTCCATGGATGCCTTGGACAAGGAGTTGAAGGCCCTGCACCGGCCCACCTTGGAGGCTAACGCGATGGGTCTGCTGTCCACCAGCAATTTCACTGATGCGGAGCGCAAGACCCACTTGGCATCCATCGCCACCCTGACGCCTGACCGTCTCCGGAAGGCGGTCGCTTTCTTTGAGCTCCGCCAGGCGGACGAAATCCCCGGACTGGCCAAGCCAGCGGCCTGAACAATTTGGAGGCGGGGGCGGCAAATCCCCGACTAAGCCTCGCGCTGAAAGCAGCGTGGCCCCCCCGCCTCCACCACCCAACCCCAACAACAACAACCCGAAAACACTATGTCAAACGAACTCAAAACCCCCGGCAACTACGATTGCTCCGTCATCTCAGATACCTCCAACGGTCTCTTCCAATCCACCAAGGGCACCCTCGGCGTCCGCGTCAATATGCAGGTGATTGCTGGCCCTCAAGCGGGGCAAACCATCGCATGGACCGGCTGGCTGTCCGACAAATCGTGGGAGGGGACCGCGAAGGCCCTCCATGAGACGTTCGGCTTCGGGGGAGTCTTCGAAGAGATTGCTGAACTGCCGGACCTGTTCCTTGATCAGACGTGCAGCATCGTTGCCGAAATGGAGCCGTCGGAAGATGGCACCAAGGAATATCTGAGGGTCCGGTGGCTCAATCCCTACGGCAAATCTGCGTCGGCCCCGGTGCTCGCGCCGAATGCCGGTAAGGATCTGCTCAAGCGGATGAACCTGACCAACCGCGCCTCCGCACTCCTGAAGAGCAGCGGCCCCGCATCGGGAACGACGGCCACTGTCGAATCCGTGAAGCCTCCGTACTGAACCACCTCATCCCCCTGCCCACAATATGACCACTGAATTTGCCATCAACCCCTCCTGGCCACGCGGGATGCGGGAGCCTATCGCAGCGGCCTATGTGGGCGGGCGGGAGAATCTCCGGAGGCTCTGCAGCGTGACGGGGCTCCGCCCGGTCATCCAAGGGAAGCGGAATACCACCTACGACCGGGCGATGATCGACACGGCCATGGATACCGCCGGGGCGATTGGCTGGAAGGAGAGCGCATGACCCTGCGACCCTACCAAGCCAGTGCCCTGGCGGCGCTGGAGGAAGGCCGGGTTGCCGGGTACACGCGCCAACTGCTGCTGATGGCGACCGGCGGCGGCAAGACGGTGGTCTTCATCGAATATGCCCGGCGGGCGCTCGCTGCCGGGCGGTCGGTGCTGGTGGTGGCGCACCGCGAGGATCTGGTGATGCAGGCCGTGGACAAGGGCAGGGCCATCGGGCTGGAGCCGGGGATCGAGATGGCGGGACTGGAGTCGGATCCTGATGACCAGTTGGTGGTGGGCTCGGTGGCCAGCCTGTGGGGGGACCGGCGGCGGCTGCACCGGCATTTTGATTTGGTCATTGTGGACGAAGCTCATCACTCTATGGCCCCGAAATGGAAACGATTCTTGGAATCCCTCTCCGCTGGGGAATACCTCGGGGTGACGGCCACGCCGTTTCGGATGGACCGGCAGAAACTCTCGGAGTGGTGGGACCGGATCGCCTATGAGGTGACGCTCCCGGAACTAATCAGTCAGGGGTTCTTGTGTGATATTCTGGTTCAATCGCTGCCGGTGCTGGTGGATCTGCCAAAGGTTTCCGGGGAGCTCTCGCCGGAGCAGGCGGACGCGCTGATTACCCCACTGCTGCGGGAGATTGCCGGGGCGGTAGTGAAGGCATCCGTAGGCCGGCGCTCGGTGGTGGTGTTCCTGCCACTGATCGATACCTCCAAACGATTCGCGGATCTCCTGCGGGAGTGCGGGGTTTCGGCTGGCCACGTCGATGGGGAGATGGACCGGACAGCGGTGATGGCCGATTTCAGGGCCGGGCGGATCCAGTATCTGTGTAACGCCGCGGTGCTGACGGAGGGATGGGATGAGCCGTGCGTCGACTGCGTGGTGCCGCTGCGGCCCATCAAGTCGTCGTCGCTCTATCAGCAGATCGTGGGGCGGGGCACCCGGCTATTTTCCGGGAAGGCCAATATGCTCCTGCTGGATTTATTGTGGCAGACCAAGCAGCACTATGCCCGCCCGGCATCACTATTCTCGGACGATCCGGAGATGGGTTATATCTGTGCATCGAGGGTGGTGGACAAGCCGCTCAATCTCGAAGAGCTCGCGGCCGGAGTGGCGGAATCCCTCCGGATTGCCCGCGAACTGGCTCTCATCCGCAAGACGAAGGCGGAGGCCCGGCGGAAGGCCTACACCGTGACCCTGGCGGATTTCTGCAAGCGGCACCACGTCGCAGTGGAGGCAGTGCCGTCCGTTGATCATAACACGCTCATGGCCACGGCCAAACAGGTGGCCATGCTCCGCCGGTTCCGCGTGGTCATCCCGCCGGAGGGACTGAGCCGGGCTGCGGCATCGACGCTGATGTCCCGGATGTTCGCCAAAGGCAGGCGCTAATTTTGCCGGACTGCCGGCACTCACCAACAAACAAAATGACCCCAACAAAAAACCAACCACCTGATGATATGGCCCCTGATTTTCTGGCGGAGGCGTTGCGGCTGGAATACCTCAGCCTGATGACCGCCGCCGTCGCACGTCTCAGCGACCCCCCGGAGTGGGCGACCACCTCCGACATTGAGCGGGCTACACTGTAGCCTGTCACCTGGGTGCCGGGGTTTCCGTGGCGCAATCTTCCTTCCTCCGTAATGTCCTGCCCCTCCCATGTCCTTCTCTGATGACCTCGCCCGTGCCCGTAACTCCCTGCCATTTCCCGATCTGCTCCGCCGGTTGGGGGTGGCCGTGCCTGAGGGGAACAAGCCGATTTGCAGCCCGCTGCGGCCTGACAAACACCCATCGTTTTCCGTGGTGGAGCGAAATGGACGGTGGCGTGGGATCGACCGGGCGAGCGGGACGACGTGGGATGAGGTAGATTTCATTGCCGATTTTGAGGGCTGTTCCAAGGAGGATGCGGCCAAACGATTTCTGGAGTTGGCTGGGGTCCAGCGGGAGGAAGCTCCGCGACCGGCGTACAGTCGAGGGGCTGCGCCATCAGTCGCGGTGCCCGCTGGACCCCCGCCCACTCAAGATTTACTAACGACCGCGAAGGCATCGCTGGCTACCCTACTCGGGAAGGCGACGGGGCCGGTGGCGTTTGATTGGCAGGCCTGCGTGGATGCGTTCCTGCCGGAGCGGCGGGCGGGGGTGGCGGAGTGGCGTGGCTGGCCAGTGGAGTTTGTGGATTGGTTGTGGGCAGAGAAGCTGCTCGGGTTGTATCAGGGGAAGATTGCCTGCCCGGTGATGGATGCTGGAGGCAAGGTGGTGTCGTGTCATTATCGGAGGGATGACGGCGACTGGATGTTCCCCACCGGCACGAAAAACACGCCGCTGATCTGGGGCGAAGGCCGCGATATGGTGGTGGCGTTTGAAAGCCAGTGGGACGCCTTCACCATGATGTTGGGCTGTGAGTGCCATTTACATCCCCAGATGCGGGATGCTCTGAAGGTCTGCATTTCGCGGGGTGCCGGTAACGCCAGGTCGCTGGCTCCTCACTACTTGCGTGGCTCTGCCGTGGGTTTTCAACAAAACGACAAGCCATTGGCGGAGGGCGAGGCACCACACGGGAATCATAAGTGGAAGCTGGATCTGGCGAGTGTGTGGCCGGGGGTGGAATGGGCCTACCCTCCGGAGCAGTACAAGGATTTGAATGACTGGGTGCGGGCGGATGGTGCTGAGGCGCTCAAGCTGGCGAAGGAGGCCATCATGGTCCCGAAACAGGAACGCTCGACCAAACTGTCGATTCATTCCCTCTGGGAGATCGACCAGATGGAGCTTGACCCTGACGCAGCGTGGGTGGGAGAAAACGTCATCACGGAGGGTGAGGCTTGCAGTATTCTAGGGCAGGGCGGGCTCGGGAAAAGTCGGTGGACCCTCCAGTTGGTGGCCCATATGATTCTGGGAATGAATTTCTGCGGGATGGTCGTCCACCCTGCCGCCTACGGGAAAAAATGGTTATTCTTGCAGGGAGAGAATCGCAAGAACCGCCTGAAGCATGAAATCATGACGCTGAAAAACAGCATGGGCCTGAGTGCTTCCCAATTTGAGTTCGTGGCGCGACGGATTTACTCGACGACCCTACTCAAGAATTCCGACTTCGATATGGATACCACCGATCCGAAGGATTTGGAGGAGATCAGAAAGGCCGTAGCCGACATCGATCCTGATGGTGTGGTGATGGATCCGTTGGGGGATTTTAGCAGCGCGGACCTGAACACTGACGAACATATGAAGGCGCTATGCGGCCGGTTGCGGGCGGTGATCCAAGAGGGGAACACCAAGCGGGTGATCCTCTTTGTCCACCACGCGCTCACGGGCAAAGAGGGGGCATCTCGGGCGGTGGGCTGGGATGCCTCATCATTCGGGCGCGGGAGCAAGGGCCTGTACAACAAGGTCCGGAGCCAGATCAATATCGCACCACTCGACCCGGAGGATACGGACAAGCTGATCGTGGCCTGCGGGAAGTGTAATAACGGCAAGCAGTTCAAGCCGTTCGGGATCGTCCTCCGGGAGGACGGTCTGTATGAGTGGGATGAAGATTTTAGCCTTGATGAGTGGAAGGAGCGGCTGGCATCAGACGGCAAGGCGGCACCGGGGAAAGTGAAGATACCGCCGTCTGTGGTGCGGGACGCCGTGCCAATGGGCGGCATCTCAAAAGAGGATCTGGTAAAGCGCCTGGCGGAGTCATTTGGCGTCAGCATAAGTCTGGGCAAGGTCGCACTGGAGGCGGCGTTGGCTGACAATCAGGTCCGTATTGACGGAGTCCGTGGAGCTTGGCGCGTGCTAAAACGCTAGTCGTCGTCGCCGCCGCGCTCGCTGAGGACGGCGAGGGCGGCGGACAGGTTGCGTTCCGGCAGGGTGGCCAGGCTTTTCAGGACGCGGTACTCCTCCCGGAGGTCCGCCGTCTTCTCGCTGGGCATCGGGCTGGTCAGGTCTTCCTTGATGGTTTCCTGCCGGGCGGTAATCCATGGGAGGATGAATCCGGACCATCCTTGGTTTTCGAGGAGGGCGCGGGAGAGGCTGGCGGCTTTGTCGGCAGTGCGTTTATCCATGAGTGGAGGCGTTCGGTGGTGGACAGGTTGAGTTGTGAAGGGACGAGGCGGATGACGTGCCAGCCGGAGAGGGTGGCCTCCAGATATTTCTGGGCGTCGGCGGTGAATCCGGCTCCGCGACTGTGCCGGCCTCCGGAGTGGACGCCGCCCTCGATCTCGATCAATACCCCACGGGTGGGCAGGGCGAAGTCGGCCCGCCATTTCCGGGTGGGGTGCCACTTCAATTCCGGGACCAAGGGTAGTCCGGATTCCTCTCCGCCGACAGCAATCCACAGGTTGGCGAAGTGGATTTCAGGTTCTGATGCCATAAAGGAATCCCACGGGGAGACTTCGAACCTCCATTACCCATCGCCTTTCGCAATCACTGCGGAACGATGGGGGCTTGCCATATTAACTGACCGTGAGTCCAGCACCGTTACCGAAACGGGGCCGATTACAATCACAAAAGCGGGGCCGGGGATTTGCTTTGTCCGCCCGGCGCCTGCGGTGATCCGCCGGGACCGGTGGGGGCGGTGAGGGGCGAGCCCATGGGGATGATGTACTGGTCGGCACGTTGGATTTGCAGGCTCTTCAACATATCGCGGTAGAGCGGGGCCATGATCATCTGGAGTTCCGGCATATACCCGTAAAACTCCCGGATGAGCAGCGCGGCCTGACTGGTGGATTGCAAGACCTGCTCCTCTCGGAATCTGGTCAATAGCACCTGAATATTGAAGCGGAGCCCGGCCACGTCGCGGGCCGCTACCACCATCTCCTGCGGGACCTCGCCCTCGAAATAGAGGAATGTCTCTTCGTCCTTGAGCCCGGCGAACAGGGTGGTGTTGAAACACTGGACGATGGGGGTGAGGCAGGATTCCAGTTCGGAAATCGGAAGGGCGAACATCTCCTGTCCGCTCTTCTCAATATTTCGGACGCCGGTCGCCAGTTTGGCGGAATCCATTCCGGCCGCTTGGGCATCGTTGGCGTGCTGGACGCCTGATTCATTCATGGCCATCTGGAGCGTGAACTCCACCTCGTCCTTGAGGTAGTCGAATTTGTTGTCGGAGATGTAGAAAACCTTCAGGGCATCGTCCATGGTCTGCCCGTTCTTGAGCGTGTAGGTCCGGCCCCAGTTGAGTTTCAAATTTGGGTCCGTGTCGCCTTCCACGGTCGCGGCGCGGTTCCAGAATACGACCCGCCCGGCCCCGCTCTGGTTGTGGTTCCGGCGGTTGTATTGCAGATCGATATTGGTCTGATGGCTTTCAAAACGCTCAATCTCGCCTTGGCCCCACCAGCGGCCTTCCACCGGGGACGGGGTGATAGGATAGAAGGGGCGCTGATGGTCGTCCGTGGTATTGGCCACGTAATTGTAATAGATGGGGACGCCGGTTTTTGGATCCATGAACAGGAAGATATCCTCGGTCACGCCGTCGCCATCCGCGTCGAAGTGGAAATAGAACTCGCCGTATTCCGTGGTCGGCTCGGCGGCTTGGCTGGGCTCATACTGGGCGTACTCGGCGCGGGGGCCGCTGGCTCCACCCTTGGCGGCAGTGGTGTTGGTCAGGGCGGACTGGATCAGGGAGACGGCTTTCTGGATGCCGCTCATGCTGCGGTCGCCGGACGCCAGGTAGGTCTCGGCAATCGAGGAGGCGCTGCGCTCCATCATGTGGATGATCATGGGGGCGGACTGCAGGTCGGTGGCGTTCTCCGCGCACAGGAAGTCGCGGAAGTGGACCTTGGTGACCTCCGGCCCTTCGTAGGTGACGACCTCCTGATCGATCAGGACATCCGTAAAAATCAGGGGCTGGCCTCCGGCGGGGTGCGGGGTTTTGGGGTCGCGTTTGAGGACACTCTGTCCGGTGGCGGGGTCGTCGATGAAAAGATCCGTTTCCGAAATGGGGCCACCATCGCCGGCCAGCCAGGGGTTGCCAGCCGGGTCCACGGCGACACGGGCCATTTCCCGGAATCGTTTGGACCGGCGGGCCTTTGTGACCTTCATGACTGATTCCCCAAGGACGAAAGCGCTGGCCACGCCACGGCGGATGGCGGCGAGACTGCCGGACTCAATCATTTTGATGTCGAGGAGCCGCTGCAGTTTCTTTGATAGCTCCAGATCGGAGGCCCCGATAGCGTGGAGGGCCAGCCATGGGTCGGTCCCGAAAAAGTAGTTCACGGCACGGGCGGCTTTTTGTCCGGCGATGCGGCGGGACAGCGGGACCGTCAGGTTGGATTGCGCGAAGATCGCGTCAGGGTTGAGTCTCCGCCGCCACTCCATGTCGTTCCGCTCGACCAGCAGGAAGGTCGACCGCTTGCACATGAATTTTTTCGCGGTGCTGAGGGTGTCTTGGGTGCGTCTCCCCTCGGTGGCCAAGAACATGGGGATGGATCCATCGGTGGCGGATTCGTCCCGGCCCAACTCCAAGTTCAACGTCCGGAACCCGGCCTGGGCGAAAAGGCACATCGCATCCTCCTGCTGGCGGGTGAGGATTAGTTCGCTGGGGAATAGGGTGCGCGGTTGGTTGTAGGGTACCGGGTCCACCGCATCGTTGTCACGGATGAGGGTGCGGGCGACGGAGCCGATATGGATCTCGGGCGGATTTGGAGTAGCGTACATAGGATTAAGGGGTATGAGTGGGTGTGAAAAAGACTCCTGAATTTTTGGCCGGGCTGTATGAGAAGTCCGGGTTGTCGCATCGCGAGCTCGGTGAGCGGTGCGGGCTGTCGAAGGTGGCGGTCTGGCGGGCGGTGACGCCGGGCTGGGCCATCCGGGGCCACACGCTGGACGTGCTGCTGCGGGACGGGTTTGGGCTGGAGCCGGACAGCCGGCAATATAAGCAGGCCGTGGCCCTGTGGACGCAGGAGCGCCTGACCGGCCCCGATACGGTGGCGGCGAAGCAGGACCTGATCCAGAAGGTGGCGGGCATGGATGCGAAAAAGCTGAAGCGGCTGGAGGAGTGGCTGGCTAAGGCAGCAGGGTAAGAGTCAGGGTGCCGGAGCGGCTCCATGAGTGGGACCAGGCGAGGGCGGCCTGGGGGTCGGTGTCGTTGTAGTTCGGCTCCGTTCTGGATGCGCTGCCGGTGGTCCGGATCATGGTCCCGATAAAGGTGCCGAAAACCAGACTGCTCAAAAAGGTGTCGGTGAAGAAAAGCTCCGTCTGCGGATTTCCCAGTGCGTCGTAGGTCTCCCCGTCCGGGTTGGTTTCGAGGGGGAGGAACGGGATGTCCGTCAGGATGAACTCGTCGTCGATGCCCCCCGGTTGGTCGTCTACCAGCACCACGTTGGCCCGGTAGGCGATGGCTGGGCCGTGGAGTTGCTGGGTGGCCACGACTCGGGCCGGGGTGGCCAAGCCATTGAGGGCGGTGGCGTCCGACTCGTAGCGGAAAACATACTGCTCGCTCCCGTCTGCGGTGGAAGAGATGTCCGTGCCAATCCAGTCCCCGGTGTAGTCCACTGCGTCTATCCTGTGGGTGGGGGCGACGATCACGATGAGTCCGTGGGCATCATACAGTCCGTCACCATAAGCGGTCGCGGAGGCGTGACGGCGGTAGGCATAGAGTGCCGGCGGGTTGGTCGCGTCGATAGTCTCCGGGATGAGGATTTTATCTTTTGTGACCGTAACGCTGGCTCCGAACGAACTGGTTTCCGCACGGGTGCCGGTACTGGTAGGGGTGGCATCCGTGTAGGTGCGGGTCTCCGTCGTGATTTGTGAGTATGCCTCGATGGTTTCAATGGTCATCCCACCCTGCTTACCGAATCGGGTCCATGATCGAGCCCCGCCAGCCCCGAAACCGAAAGCCGAATACCGGTCAGTGCCGGGGTTCCCCCACGGCCCCCGGTGTTCCGGATTGCTGGTTTGAGCGGCATAGGCGGCGCGGACATTGGCCCGCCAGGCTGGGCGGGAGATTGTCATAGCGGCTCCACGTCCCAAGTGATCGAGGTCCGGGGGCCGAATCGCCGCAAGACGAACACGAAACCCCGCACCGGGTCGAAGGTGTAGTTGGTGGAGTTGAGGAAGTAGGTGGCGAGGGCGATGTTGACTATTTTGTCGGCCCGCGAGTTGAAGGCCACTTCCGTCCCCGTCTTGATTATGGCGGACTCCAGGATGCCGTGGTCGTCGTTGGTGTCATCGACGGTGCATTCCAGCCAGACGAATCCGCGTGTCGGGCTCTTGGGCAGGATCAGGTCAAAGAAACTCTCGGCGATGCTTGGCTTCTCCGCATAGGTACACCAGATGGAGTGGCCCTTACCGTCCCAGATGGCGCTGGGGAAGATACGCAGGACGCGGTCAGCGAGGCGGACCATCTGCCAGGGTGCGCCGCCGGCGGCGGGAGCAGCACCGTCACCGGAGCCGCGCACCAAGGTCTGAAAAGAGCCCTCGGTGGTGGTGATGGTCTGCTCGCGGTAGCCGCCAAGGTATTCATTCCACCGGATGAGGGCTCCACGGGCTTCGTCGGTGCTGTCCTGCTGGCGGGCCTGCCAGAGGGTTTTTTCCGCCGGGCTGGCACCGGAACGGTAACGACTAGCCGGGGGCGGCTGGCGAAAGCTGGAAATCGGCACGGACATATGCTGGACAAAGTTGCACGCATTTCGCGTTGTGCCACTTTGTGTGATGGCAGCAGAGGCAATTACCCTTCCAACAACAGCGGCACTACCGGTAGCCGTGGAAGATCAGGCCCTGTCGCCTTACTTGGCATCGCCCGCCGGGGGTGATGGGATTCCAAGACCAAACGGTGAAGCGTTTGATCGGTATCTGGAGGATTTCAAATCGGGCAAAATTACGCTCGCCAACGAATCCCCTGACGTTCCCGAAACGGTAACGCTAGTTCCTGAATCCATTCCTGCCGGGGCTGACCCGGATCTGGATGACGATGATGGACCGGTGGAAAACGGCGGGAAACAATACCGGATCAGGACAGCAGACCCACGGGACACGGCGGTATTTGCGATAATGAAGGCCAATCCTGGCTGGACCATTGCAAAAGCCACCGAAAGCCTGTTCGGGGTTGCCGTCCCCGCGACGGTGCAAGAGTCGGGCTCAGTAGCTACACCGGAGGCGCAGGCCCCGGTGGATGTGCTGGGCACGGTTGAAGGCATCGATGCGCGTATCGTGGCTCTCCGTAAGGAAAAGGATGAGGCTTGGGAAATGTATGAGATGGACCGGGTAAACAAACTCCAGGATGAGATTCTGGATTTGTCCGTCCGCAAGGTCGAGGTGGGGCATTCACAGGCGCAAGCCGTGATCACCCAGCAGGCGACTGATGCGGGTAAGTGGTCCGAAGCAGAGGCGCGAGCCGTCACTCTCTACCCAGATTCCGGCGTGGAATCGTCACCGCTGTATCAGCGGGCCGGCGAAATCCTCGACGTGATGCGGGCGAATCAGGATCCTCTAATCAAGGATCCTCAGGTGGTGGTACGTGCAGTGCAGATGGCGGCAGCGGAACTGGGGATTGCCCCGGCCCGTGCGTCAGGTGCGGCTCCTGTGATTCATGCAAGACCTGCTGGCCCGGTGTTGTCCCGTATCCGTCCGGCTTCCGGCGGCGCGGTCGCGGCACCCCCTGTTGTATCTGATGGGATGGCCCGTCAGGCAATCAACGCAATGAGCCTGGATGAACTCCGGGAGCATAACCGCCATTACGGGCGGCGAGCTTCCTGACGGAATCCGAAACGGATCACCCCCTCCCCGGCGGATAGCCGGGAATCACCCTAATCACAGGCACGGATTTTCCGTGCCCGACAACACACACTTATATGGCAGACTACGCACTAATCAGCGGTAATAACACCGCAGCCACCTACGCCGCCCAAGTCACTCCTGCCCAACTGTGGCAGATGACCGTCGAGCGATTCGCCGAAAACAACGACTTCTGGTCGTCCATGGAAGGAGCTTCCGACGACTCCATCATCATCACTGGTGAGGATCTCGCCGCCGGTCGCGGCATGACCATGAACATCCGCGTTTCCAGCGGATTCTACAAGAAGCCCACCACTGGGGAGACCCCGATGGGCGCTGAATCCAATTTTGAGAAGCGCAAGCTGGGTGAATACCCTCTCAAGATCAACGTGATCCGTCACGGCAGTTCGTACAATGAACTCTCTGAGCAACTGCTCGGTGCGGAAGGCGAAATCAATTCCGGCGTGCCGGAGGATCTCGGAGCCTGGCTCGGCCGCTATAAATCGGAGCAGATGGACATGACCTGGCTCCACAAAACCAATGGGGAAAACTTCATGGGTGTGAATGGCAAGACCATTAACACCCTCGCTGCTGGTGACGGTTTGAACTGGAACACGGTGATTGGTGCTGGTGCTTACCTCGGTCGGCTCGGCGGCACCGCTGCCCGCGTCACCAAATCCGTGAAGGGTCAGGCCCCTCAGTTGCGACTCTCTCTGATTGCCAGTTCGACCGCCCTCGCGGTGCTCCGGTCCAGTTCTGACTACCAAACCAAGGTGGTCAACGGTCAGGCCCGCAGTCTCAGCAACTCCATCTTTACCGGTGATGTCCCTGACATTGACGGCATCGCGGTGGTGGAGCGCCGGATTGTGGATCACGACGGCGACGGCCCGATTGGTGGCCCGCAGGAGCCTCGCGCACTGCTTGGTGTCGACGTTGATCCTCTCGTACTTGTGGGTGATCTCCTCACGGTGAAGGGGGGAGGTAACCCTACCAGTGCCGGTCTGCTTGATGTGGATTATTTCCGTTACTTTGACGGGGTGGCTTATCCCTTCATGGATGGGACCTTCTCGACCGTCACGGCGGACAAGAAATTCTTCCTCATCATCAATCCACCCAACGCGGTCACGGATCCAAACAAGATCGGGATGTATGCGTACACCTCCGGCAACGATGGGAACAAGATTGTGATCCTTGAGCGTCTTGGCACAGCCGACCTTGGTATTCGGAAGCTCACAGTGGGTGACGTTACCTACAATACGGGTGTCTGGGCTGGCAAGCATACCATGACCCACAAGGCGGGTTCACTGATCGTCGCCTGTAACAGCAAGGGTGAGCCGATTGGCCGCTCCTTCATCGTGGCGCGTGCTGCGGCCGTTCGCGGTCATGGCAAACACCGCGCCAAACGCGGCTCCGAAACGGAAGAGGATGGATTCTTCACCAAGGTCTATCTCCGCTCCTACTTCGGGCAGAGCGTCCGGAAGAACATTCGCCAGCAGTGCCCTGGGATTCTGGTGATCAACCACTCCCTGCACTATCCTGATCTGCCGTTGCCGGTCACGGTGTAATTTATCGGCCCCATAACGGGGTCGGTTAAGGGCGGGGGGAGGTTATTGGGTTTTCCTCCCCCCGCCCCATTTTCAAACCCTCCTATTTTTTTACCGCCATGGCCGGACCTTCTGCCGTTTTCAGCAATACTATCCTGAATCACATTTTCAACGCCGGTACCTTGACGTTGCCAGCCAACCTGCATCTCGGTCTCTACACTACTGCTCCACCGAATGACGCGAGTCCGGGGGTGGAGGTGGCTGGCGGAACCGGGTATAGCCGCCTTAGTCTAGTGCGAAGCACCGCATCGTTTCCGGGAACCACTTCGCGGGAGATCAACCTAACATCGAGCGTCTCCTTTCTGGAAGCGGCGGCGGGTTGGGGGACTATCGTGGCGGTCGGGTTTTTTGACGCGGCCACCTTGGGGAATCTGCTCTGGTGGGGTCCGCTCACCGTCAACCAACAAATCAATGCCGGTGACACGTTCAAAATCCCCTCCGGCGCGTCCGGTATCCGCGCCACCCTCTAAATCATGGAATACGCCATCGACAATACCCTGACTTTTCCGGGGCTGATCGTTGGACTGTCAACGGGGGACACGTACATCGTGGCCCCTGTAGGCGCGTCCGGCGAATGGGTCGGACAGGAGAATCGCGTGGCGCGTCTGGGTGATTACGTGTGGACCTTCACGGACGCCGTCGCCGGGGAGGAATATCAAATCCTGACTGGCGAAAATGCCGGGCAGATATACCGCCGGACGGGCGTGGCCCATGGGTATGTGGAGTTGGTCCCGAACTCTGAATTCCTTGAGAATCCGGCGCTATTTCCCGGCTGGGCGCTGACGGCGGTGGGCACCACGGGTGCGGCAGTGTGGATCACTGGCGGGGGAAACTCGGCGATTGATCTGTCTGCGTCTGCGTCCACCGATTCCGCCAGCGCCACGGTGACGGTGGCTACAGTGGTGGGAGAGTCCTACCTGCTGACGTGGGGCATCTCCAACGTCAATGACGATCCTCCAGCGGCACTCTCTCTACTGATCCGGAATTTCTCCGGGTCGGTGGATATGGTGACCTTGGACAGCGAAAACGTCAATCTCGGGGCGTACGTCTTCACGGCTACCGGGGCTATCACTACCTTGCGGTTCCGCGCAGCGTCCGTTTCCGGCGGGGTCGCATCCATGAAATTGGATTACGTAAGGCTGAAGCGCCGGCCGGAGAAGGTGGTGAATGGTGATTTTATCATGGCACTGAGCGACTTTACGCCTTCTGCGGAGTGGGACACAGACTTTGTCAGTGAACAAGCCCCCCTGGTTGATGAGGTGGCGTTTGCCCTAATCAACTACACCGGTCACACGTCTACCCCGGCCCTGAATCAGGTGATTACAGGACTGCTCTCGGGTCAGTATTACCGCATCTCACTGGATGTCGTGGCGAACTTCTCGCGGGGCATTATGACCGTGATGGTGGATAGCACAGTGCTGGGGGATGTCGGCGTAGACGGCACCCACGACTTTTATTTCAAGGCGACCTCCGGCACGCACACGATAAAGTTCCCGCTCACTTACATAGGGCTGGGACCCATCGAGTATCCTTTCGAGCTCCGCATGGATAACGTATCCATGGTGCAGGCTCTTTGGCGGGCCATGCCTACGTTGAAGGCTACCCTGCCGGGAGTCGGGGGACTGACGGCGCTGGCGCGGGTAGTCCGGCCCTCGAACTCGCTGATGCCTGCGGTGGGTGGGCTGGTGGGCGGGTCAAGGCGGACGCGGACATCGTCAGCGTCCCTGCCTGCGGTGGGGTCTTTGTCATCTGGATCTGCCAAGGGCACGTCGAAACCGTCCGGGGTGATCACGATGCCGGCCGTCGGAGGGATGAGATCCGGGGCGGCGGGGATTAAATTTTTGTCGGCCACCCTGCCGGGGCGGGGCGGGCTGACGGCGGAATCCCAACCGCTCGGTTACGCATTGGTGCGGGATGCGGTGCAGCGGATTGTCAATCTGTGGGGCCATCCGTCCTGCAAGCAACTGGGGTGTGATGATCCGGCGGTGGATGAGGCTGTCGGCAAGCTGAATGCGGCGATGCAGCGGCTTTACTCCTCCGGGAAGGAATTTGGATTTGTGTCCACGGTGCCGCTGACCCTGACCAGAGTGTCTGGGGTGGCGGAGTCCGTGACGTTGCCACGGGGCACGGTGAGTGTGAAGCGGGCGGAATTTCTCCCGGCCACGAATGCTGGGGAGACGACGTTTTCCCGCTTCCCGCTGCGGCCGCTGACGACCCGGCATGAATACGAATCCTTCAAGGCCAGCGCGGAGCGTGACGCCTTTCCGTTGTTGGCCGGCGAGGAGAGCCTGCGCTTCCTCCGGATTCCGTCCGCCTATTATGTCGAGGCGGAGGACGATGGCACGGTGATCGGCATCCCGTCACTGCGGGTGATGCTGGCCCCGGTCTACGACGGTACGAGGACGTGGAAGGTGCATCTGCAAGCGACGGTGCGTCCGCCGGTCTACCTGTGCAGCGATGTTGTCGGCGGGACCATTCTGGCGGTGCCTCATAACTTCGCCGAAACCCTGCTGATTCCGTTGGCGCTCTACTACGCCCTGTCGAGCCGGTACACGGTCAAGGACAACGTCAAGGATGCCATCCTGAAACAGGCTGAGGAAGTGCTGGGACTGTTGGGTGATTTCACGCCGACTCCAAAAGAGACCGAACGGAAAGGACCCACCAATAAATGAATTCAATCACGCTGATTCAACAGGCGATGACGCGGTGGCTGGCGCTGCCGGATCAGGGGGCGATGGACCCGTCTGGGATGCGGGACCTGCTGCTTTCACTCAACGCGGCCCAGTCGGCGGTGTGGCGGGCGCTGCCGGTGCATTACAAAAAGCAGGCGATGAGTCTGGAATTCTACGGCCCCGCCACGGGGACTGTGGTGGTGGCCGGTTACGGGCTGCGCGGCCTCTCGGGGGTCGCCTTCCCATCCATTCAGGACATTCTCACGTATCAGGGAGAGCCGCTGTTTTTTGACGGTGAGCCACTGCTGTTCAACGGTGAGTCTGTGATGGAATCGCCGCGTCCGTATTGCCGGATCGACGTGGCTGGGGATCAGTCCAACATTTTTGACGGGACGGCGCTGCGGCATCCTTACCTTGGGCAGCAGACCGGTACCGTGGGGGCCACGCTCTGCCATGACGCCAAGCTGTCGCCAGTGATGATCGAGCGGATTGTCAGCCCGGTAATTGACCGGGTGAGCAGGCAGGATTATTTCCAAGTCGAGCGCCACGATGAGCGATACAACTACGGGCCAAAATCGTTCGCGGTGCGTCGCATCCAGCACGCCGGGGTGATGCGGACGTTGGTGGAGCTGACGCCGGGGCATAGTGCCATGACGGTGTTGGCCTTTGATGCGCTGGTGGCTCCGGTGCCGCTGACGCTGGGATCGTCTGTACGACCGGTGGATCTACCTTATGATGACGAAGTTGCGGGGTTTATTGTCGCGATGGCGGGCGAGGGTCTCTCGACCCACCGCTGGTTTGACCGGTCGCGGTTCACCCGTCAGGACGCCATCCAGTCCACTGCCTCCAGTTGGAAGCAAGTCGGCGGGCTGGCCGTCGATACCCAATCAACCCCCCACGGATACGGCACCCCCCATGGCCATTGAACTTACCTCAGCAAGCGCCGGCCAACTGGCTGGGATCCGTGACTCGTTGGATTTGTTGCCAGATGGCGCCCCCGCCGCCATCCGGTCCGTCTTCACCCAGGCTGAGTTCCTCGCCGCCCTCGCAGAGGCTGGGGACTTGGTGATCCGCCTCTGTGCCAATATCGTCCTGCCGTCTGGCACCACTACCATTGGCTTCGGCAAGGGTATTGAGTTTGCCGGGTTCAAGCTGATCAAGGGATCAGGGTCATTACTGCTCTTTTTGGGGGAGTGCCTCGCCAGCAGGCGGCAGATTTTCAGCGGGTTTGCCGCCGGAGAAATCAGAGGCACCTTTGGCAGGGCTGACGTCTACCCGGAGTGGTGGGGCCTCTCCGCCCGGACTTACGGCACTTACCCGTCGTCCACGATCATTGATTACAGCACCCCATCCAACGCCGCAGTCCTGCGGGATGACATTGCCATCAACTGCGCCATCCAGTCCTTTACCCCCTACGCCGGGGCCATTAGTCCGCGGGTGGGTATCCGCGTCTCCTTGGCCGCAGGCGCCTACTACGTTGCCCGCCCACTGGACCTTAGCGGCACCATGTCTTCCCTTGTCGGAGCAGGTTCCGGACGCACTGAGATATTTGCTACTACCAACTGGGCACCTACTGTCTGGCTACACGCAGAGCAGTGGCCAGAAGTTTCTGGCGGGAACCATGCCGCGATGATCTGGTTGGGAGGCACTTACACCCCCACAGCCACCGCTCATGCCGCCGCCACTTACCGCACCCAAATCAGGGGGCTTGACTTGCACTGCGGCGCTGCCACTTACGCCAACTGGACGCGCAATGTTTCCGGAATCTCGGCGCAGGGTGGAGTGGAGGAATGTTCTGTCATTGACGACATCCTGATCACCAGTCCATCCGGTTTTGGGATCGGATTCTGCCGCCACCGGGCCGCTACGACCATCATCCCTGCCGGGACTCCTTATCCAAACCCTGCCACCGTAAACGGCCTGACCATCAGTAACTTTTGGATGTTCGGACCAACTAAACGGACCATGGTTGGTATCTACCTGAGTAAGTGGAGCTACGACTGCAAGATTATGGTGGGCACCGTCGCTTTCGCTTTAGCTAAGTCGAGCAGTAGTAACTATGCGACAGGAGGCACGGCGGGCGGGGCAGATACCGCTGTTTACACGAAAGACCCCCGCGTGAACGGCGACTTCCTGACCTACCCATTGTGCGCCATGATCGTCGCAGGGTGTGTCTCTGTCGAAAACGTCCACATCGAGGGCACCACTATCGGCGTCTTGGTCAGGGAATCCAATGGAGGACCGAGCACGGTCTCTATCAGGAACATTGATGTGATCCACATGATGGACCGGGCACGGGGGGCGGTCTACTATGCAGACGGAAGGACAGGCGCAGACGTTGCAGGAACGGTAGCTGACTACCATGGTTATTCCTGCGCCGTGCTGATTGCCGGATATGGAGAGACCGATCCAGAGACCGGTATCACTTTCTCTTACCAAGGGGCCAACTGGCGCGATACGGTAGCTCTCAACTCGATCCATGTGCAGGGTGATTGCCTGTTCCTGCTAAGGGATGATGCCTACGGCCAACACATCAAATCCTACGGAACGAGGCAGGACCCAACAGCCAATGGAGGGGCCATTGCCTCCTACTCCCGTGGCAACATCTATGCCCGGCAGACCACGGCCCCCTATGCCTCTATTGGCACCGGGTTCTACGACCCTGTGTTGCCGGGTAGTGCTGCCAGCACCTCCCGGCAATTCTTTATCGGACCCATTTACTGACCTATGAAAATCCTGATCGATGACCTTGGCGCTACGCTGGTGCGTATGGCGGAACAACTGAAGCTGGCGCGGTGCGCGGCGGCGGCGCAGGGGATTGCCACCCTGGACTTCACGGATGAGATCACGGTGACGGTGGACCTGATTACGGGCGTCAATGCTCTGGAGCGGCCGTCGCTGTCGGTGGCGTTCCCCTCGGAAACCCAGACAGACAATCCGGAGTCGGTGCAGCGGCAGGAGCAGGGATTGGCGACATCGAGGTCGGTGGCATCGCCCTTTGAGGGCAAGAGCACGTCGACGAAAACGGAGCTCACCAGTGAGCAGGAGGAAGTTCAGCCCTACTATATGGTCCAGACTATCCGGGAGAGTGAGAAAAGTGTCGAGAAGACGGTTAGCACCGATACCTCAGACACCCACACCGGCACCGGAACCAGTGGCAAGGACACCCGGACGACTGAAAACACCTACGAATAACCACTATGGCCGATCTAAGTAAAGTAGTCACCTTCACAGAGGCCGGGGAGGGGTCTACACGCACCGACTTCAACACCGCGATCACCAACCGGACCAGTACCAGCACGCCGGGCACGGAGACCACGTCGCAGATCAACCCACAGAAAACGGCCACGACGAGGAGTAGGCCGGGCAAGGTCACTAATGAAACCCTCGAGGACAGTCCGCAGCGGACGACCACGGAGACGCGGGACGCGGCGGTAAACCGGACGGTCAGTGAGGCGTCCACGGTGACGCAGCGGCAGGGTGAACAGCGTTCAGAGACGACGGCCAGGGAGGATGTGGGGATCTCGATCAGTTTCAAACTGAAGGTCTCCGATTTCCTGTAGGCAAAGTTGAATAAAGCCCCTCGGGCAGGGATGGTGCGGCTACCCCGTCGCCCCCGAAACGGTAACTCTTATGGACACCACCATCCCCCAAACCAAAGAGGCCGCGGTGGCCCTGTTCTCCCTGATCGATGAGGCCCGGAAGGCTAATGCTGACGGGAAAATCACCCCTTACGAGGTGGTGGCCATCCTTGTCGGTAACGCGGGCAAGCTGTGGGCTGCGGCCAAGGACATCAAGTTGGCCCCGTCTGAGATGGTGCCGCTGACTCCGGAGAAGCTGGACGAGTTGTATTTCACGGTGATCGATGCGCTGGCCCTGGAAGATGATCAAGCCACGCGGGCCAAGGTGGGTGCCACCTTCGACCTGCTCCGCCAGGGGCTGGTGACTTTTCTGGCATGGTCTGATGACGCCGTCGCTTAACTTTTTCCCATGCGAATCCTCTTTCTCCTGTCCCTCGCGCTCCCGTCATGCACCAGCATGACCGGCACGCGGCCGGATGGGGCGACGTATGCTTACCACTCCCTCGGCGGTGACACTGTCGGGCTGGATATTTCCCCTGATGGAGCCAAGGCCAGGGAGGTCAATAATTCCAAAAGCCTCATCTCCGTCAGCAAGACAGTTGGTACGGTTGTGGGAACCGGCTTGGTGGTTTCTGGGCTCAACAAGGGGGCCGAAATTGCAGAGAACGGACTGACCAACCGCACTGCGGCCACGGAAGCGACCAAGGCCTCCACCGCCGCCGGGAAGGAAGCAACGAAGCAGGCGCAGATCGCCGCCGACGTGCAAATGGCTGAAATATCGACCACTACTGCCCCATGAATTTCCCATCCTTCTTCAATCCCATCGCCGGCGCTTTTCGGGCGGCGGTCATCAAGTTATCCAAAGCTGATGGCAAGGATGGGCTGACGCTGGCTGACTTCCAAGCGGTCATCGCGTGGACGGTGGTGGCATCATCTTCAGGTGGCGAATCCAAGGTCAAGGCGGAATGGGTGGCCAATCTCGTCCGGCTCCATTTTGGGGACAAGATCACGGCGTGGCCGTGGATCCCGCAGGTGGTCGGCTGGGTCGCCTACAACATCGCCAAGCGGCTCAACCTCATCACGTCGTGAATCGGTTCCTTACACTTTTCATCATCGCCGCTGGTCTCTTGGTCAGTGGTTGCGCCTGTCCGTGCGGGGCAAGCCCCGAACAGCGGGACGCCGCCACGGCACGACAATTCTTCCGGATTAATCCATGACTGGCTCCTTCCCCCTCCGCATGAGATTCTGCGCGATTGCCCGCCGGGACGTGGGCAAGATGGAGGAGACGCGGAACCAGGCTCCGTGGATAGTGCCGCTCTGGGAGGCCACCGGCTACCCGCATGGGTATGATGAGCGGCAACCCTACTGTGCGGCTGGGGTGGCGCGGACGCTGAAGGAGTGGCTGAGAGATCCGGCGGTGCTGACGGCACTGGACCTGACTCCTACCCAGGCGGAGAAGTGGCGCTGCAAGTCGGCGTCCTGCTTCAAGGCCAAGGGTAACAACTGGCTGCACTGGGCGCGGGAAAAGGGACTGACAATTCTGGGCAAGGAGGCCAATCTGCACACGGGCGACCTGATCATTTACGACTACTCCCACATCGAGATTTACACGGGTGACCTACCGGACCGGAAGTTCACCGCCATCGGATACAACACCGATGCAGGCGGGGGGCGTGATGGGGATGGGTGCTTTGAGAAGCCCCGGAGCCGCACCTCTATTTCAGCCGTCATCCGCATCCTGCCATGATATTTTTTTCCATCGTCCAGATCGATTCCGTGATTGTGGGGGCCATCGGCGTGATGGCATCCGCGATCAGTGTGCTGGCTGGGGCGATAGGGCACCTTTACTGGCGGTCCATTAAATGTGACCAGCGGCACAATGTCTCGGTGGGTGAGATTGCCAAGCTGAAGATGGCGCTGATGGGGTGCCCGATGGCGCGGCATTGCCCGTATAACCGCTCGGACCTGAACCTGCCGGAAATCAAACCGAACCAACCACGAACCACTTCCCCAACATGAGCACCGCACCTAAAATCTTCATGGGAGCAGGGGCTTCCGCTTTGCCGATTCAGGCCGCAGCGCCTGATCTGAGTAGCCTGAAACCACGGCCCGCTCCCGGTGGATTGACGCAGCGGGCGACGGATCCATCTCAAGAGGGTGGCCGGCAGTTCGGGGCACCGGTCCAGAATCAACTGGGTAGCATGAAGTTCAAGAACCTCCAACCGCAGCAGGGTGGACTGGCTCAACGGGCTACGGGAACGCCGTCTGCGGTTCCTGGAACCGGTTCCGGTAACCCTCCGGCTGATCCGCAGAGCACGAACGGGTTTCAGGCTTACCTCTCAAAAAGCATTGGCGCGGCCGGGTTCCAGAAATCAGGGAGCGACCGCAAGGCGGGATGGGTGGCACAGTCCGGCGAGTACAAAGGCCAAACCCGCGAGGAAGCGGAAGGAGCGTTGCGGGAGAAATACGCGGCCATGCCGCCGGAGGAGCGGAGCGCCTACGAGGCGATGGGGCAAAACGCCGACGTGGGCGACCAAGTTTCAAGTAATGGGCCTGGCTTCGGTCAGGCGGCACCGGCAGCGGCACCAGCCGCTACTACGCCGGAGCAGTCAGGTGGACTCGCCATGCGCGCCTTGAAGGGCGTGGACGGTGTATCCCCGGCACGGCAGCGCCGTAACCCCCTACAGGAGGGTACCCAGAATGCTTGAGCAATTATGTCTCTGCAACCTACGCGCCGCGTTGTCCTATCTCCTGCCACCCCTATCCCTCCGGTGGTCCCGCCGGAGGATGGCTCTGTAACGGAGCCCCCAGCCCCTGCGGCACCTCAAGCCCCTGCGGTGCGTGCGCCGTCCGGGGTGGATCCACGTCGCCTACCTTCCGGTCTCGCCAAGACCTATGATGGTGGGGAGGAGCGTGCGTGGGACAAGTATGACCAGGACAAAGCTACGGAGCAGCGTCAACAGGTCCGGCAGTCGGCGCATGAGGCGGTAGTCGCGAAGGCGAATGCCAAGGAGCAGGCGCGTGTCGACAAACTTAACTTCGACGCGGTGCAGGACATGAAGGCCGTGGAGATGGACGCGGCGGGGCTCGGCTATCACAAGAATCCGGACGGCACCGTGGTGGAAGCCAAGGACCCCATGACCGGGAAACCCGTCGTCAAAGATATCGACGGTCCCACCAAGTGGGATTCAACTGGCCGCGCCTACAAGGTGGAGCGGAAGGCTGGGGAGATGAAGCAATCCTTCTTGGATGCGGAGGCGCCAATCGGGGGCAATCCCAAAGACCCGAACGACAAATACATCTACCGGCAGAACGCCAACGCCAAGTGGGACGCCATCGATCCGGAGGAAGGGGTCCTATCTCCTGATGCCAAGGTCCGGGAGGCATCCACGGCGGCGCTGCGGACACGGAAAAAGACTGGGCTGGCCAGTGAGCAGGCCAAGCTGCGGGCGGAGCTGACGGCCCCTGACATGAACGCCCCGAATCCCACCCAGTTGGAGGATGCGCGGGTGCGGAAGTCGGGCGGCACGGCCACTCCGGCAGATGAGCTTTTGATCACGCGACAGGCGGAGCGGGATAGCCGGGAGAAGCGAATTTCAGAAATCGGTGTGGAGGAAGCCGGTCTGGCGACCCAGTCGAGTGATACCTTTAACAAGGCGAGCCTGGCCGGGAAAACACCGGAGGAACAGAACGCGGTGCGCTCGCGGTACCTCGCTGAGAGCCTCCAGAAGATGGATGCGCGGAAGGCGGAGCTCAAGATCGAGGATGAGGCACTGAACGCGGAGGCTCTGGCGCTGAAGGCGGTGGGGGAGGCTGGGTATACGGCGGCGGAGGCCCCGGATATCATCCGGCAACGGGAATCGCTACTGCTGCGGTCGCAGGGGTTGAAGGCGAAGTTTGACGCACTGGGAACAACGATCGACGATCACAACCGGTATGCCGGTGGACTGCGTGATGAGCAGGTGAAAGCGGTGGATGCTGTGAAGGAAGAGCAAGCGGCGAAGGCGGCGGCTAACGACTCGGCCACTGGGGTGGCGGCGGCTGATCCTGCGGCCCCGAAAGTGGCGCTGGACTACGCCTTCACGCCGAAATTCCGTGCAGGGACCTTGGAAGCCAAGAATGTGGCGGACCTGCAAACGGCCATCGCTCAAAACCCTGGCAAGGATGTGTTCCTGCGGCCCGACTGGCAGACCATGGTGGAAGCCCGTGCGGAAGGTGAGGGCAACACTCGCCGACTGCTGGGGAATGAGGAGGCCGGAGGGAAGCCGGTGGCGGATGTGCGGCAGGAGCGGGAGGCCGGGTATGCTGCGGTGGCGGAGATCACCAACCGGGGCCGGGAGTTGCAGGGGCTGATCAAGGGGGCGATGGCGGCGCACCAGACCGACATTGCCTCGGCGGGGTCGGCGCGGAATCTTTCGCCGGAGGAGATGTCGGCCATGTTTGAGAAACGGTCGGCTGAAACTGCGGTCGTGTATGACAAGGCAGCGGAACGGATGCAGGGTGACCTTCGCCGGGTGCGGGACCTGGCTTGGCAGGGGGCCGTGCCCATGAACAAGGTGGTGGATGCCTACAAGGCGGCGGGAATCGAGGTGAAGCCGGTGCCTGACATGGCAGTGACCCTGGACGCCGCCGGGAAACTGAGCCAGCAGGATGCCAGCAGCGCCGCGGCGCGGATGACGGCTTTGAAGGGGTACATCAAGGAGTACGGCAATCAGCCGCTGTTCAACACCGGGGCGGTCGACAAGGAGTTGACGGCGACCACGAAAAACCTCAAATCAGAACAGCTGCGGGCGACCGGCGGATTAAATGTGGCGAAGTCAGAGATCGCTGACGGCTGGGACCAATACACCGGCACATGGCTGATGATGCGCGCAGCGATGAACCATCTGGCTGGGGATGACGAGGAATTCCTCAGCCTGCACGCACAAAGTGCGGAGCACATGAAGCGGGCGGAGGAGCGTGGTAGTGTGGTGGATACCTTCGGGGAGATCGAGAGCCTGTCTGATACCCTGCATTACGTGGGCAAGACCGTTTCCAATATGGTCTTCGATTTGGGGGAGACGGTGGTGACGACGGTGGCCGGCGCGGCGATTGGTAGCGCGGTGGCCCCTGGTCCCGGCACCGTAGGTGGTGGCGTGGCGGGTCTGATGGGCAAAACGGCGGTGAAAAAACTGATCGCCAAGGAGGCTGCGGACTTGATGGTGAAGCGCAAGCTGACCTCTGAGATGGCGACGGTGCTGGTGGAAAGCCGGGTCCTGATGCTGCTGAAGTCGGAAATCAAGGGAGGGGGGAAGGGTCCGCTCTTTGACATCATGCGGAAGCAGTCAGCGGCCAACGTCGCGAAGTGGGGTGCGTTCGGTTCCTCCTTCCGTGGGAACGGCGGGGAATACCTGCAAAGCACCCTGGGGAGCATGACCCCGGCGCAGTTGGTGAATGACCCTGACAAGGTGGACCGCTCCATCGCGGCCAGTCTGATATTGGGTGCTCCGGCGGCGGCACTCGATGCCCTGACCGGTATGGAAAGTGGGTTGATTAGCAAGTTGGTGGGCCGTCCGGCCAAGGAACTCAGGGCCGTGGCTGATAAGGGGATGCGGTCCTTCATGAAGGAAGTGGGCATGGGTGCCCTGAAAGCGGCCAAGAACCCGGCCACGGAGGGTGCCACGGGTTTTATGCAGGGGATTCTTGGGGTCTATGCTGCGCGTATCTCCAATCAAACGGACTTGTCAGCGGGTTACACGGCAGCAGAGCAGACTGAAATCTGGGAGAACGCCATCGGTGAGTTGATCGGTGGTGGCGCGTTCGGCGGGGCCGGAGGTGCGGCGCGGATGACGGCCAAAGCGATGCGTCCGTTGAAAGAAGCGTGGCAGTTGAATCAAGCCGGGAATGCACTGAAGGCGGAGATCGCTAAATCGGAGGCGGTGATGACGGCCACGGAGGAAGGGCTCGCGGAAATGGCTGGGGTGGATCCTCAGAAGATGGCCACGGCGCTCGGGCCAGTGCCGGCGCTGGAGCAATTTGGGACGGTGCCGGGGATCACGGCTCAGATAGAGGCGCTGGGACTGGTGGCTGAGGAGGCCCGCAACAAGGGTGACCGGGTGACGGCGCGGGAGGCGCTGCGCGGGATGGCCCAACTGGAAAAAGATCGCCGGGAGGCGGTGCTGACCGGCGTACAGAATTTGGTAGGTCTGGAGGAGCAGTTGGCTGGCCCCGTAATGGATCCAGTCACGGGACTGACGATGGCTGTGGGGACTCCGGAGCACGTACTGGCGGTGGCCACGGCACGGGCGGTGGTGGCGGTGGCCACGGGCCGGGCGGCGACGCTGGACAACGGTCAACTGGCCACGCTCGGACTGGCCCGTGGTCCTGCCGCTGAGATTGTGGTCGGCGAGGACCCCAACCCCTCGCCGGACGGCGTGCCCCGCGTGACGATGGAGGCCGGGCAGTTGATTCTGGGGCAAGGACTGATCGACCGGACGAAGCGGGTATTCCCGGCGGCGGCGGCGCTGATCACGGCGGGGGAGGTGCAACGGCGTGATGCAGTGTTGCAGCAGGCCGCGCAAGACGCTGCCCAGGCGGCGATGGCAGCGCAGGCCCCAACGGCGGCACCTGATCCAACGGCGGCACCGGCACCTGCTGCGGCAACGACTGCGGCACCGACTGCTGCCCCTACGGCCCCGAAACAGGGCCGTCAGTGGGACGTGGAGATTGATGGGGTGGACGCCCCGGTGAGGGTGACGGCGGAATCCCGGACTGCGGCCATCGCTCAAGTTGCGGCCACCGGCCAAGGGATGGTGCGGGATGCGGTGGAGGTGCCGGTCGCCGCGCCACAGACGGCCCCGGACGCACCAACGGCGGAGCCTGCCAAGGGTGGGAGTTTTGCCGACGCCATCACAGCGGCCGGGGAAGCCCGCGGCTTGAAGGCCACGCCGGAACGGGTGGCGCGGAACAAGGAAATGGCCAAGGCGCTGGAGATGGAGGCGAAGAAGTGGGCGGGGGCATTCCCTGGTGGATTCCGCGTAAAGGAGAATACGCTGGGGGGCGGGCTGCAAATCGACTCCACCGACCGGGCACTGGAACTGGATTTCGGGGCTCTAGCCAAGACGGCGGAAAACACAAAACAGAACACCAAGGAATGGGCGCGGCTGGCTGTGATCGAGGAGGTGATCCACTCGGCCGCATTGGAACTGGAGAAGGGTGGCAAGCTGGATGCGGCTGGCCTGTATAACAGCCTGCCCGCGAAAGTGCAGCGGGTGGTACGGGACGCCTATAACCGGAGCAGCAAGGAGCCCCGGAATCTGGGGCATGAGTTCCTGAGGATGATCGTGCAGGGGCGGATGGCTATCTCTCAAGAGGGGTGGAAACTGGACGGGAAACTGGTAACGACCGAACAGGCCGGGACGGACCTGAAGGCCTCCCTGCGGCGTGCGGTGAATGCGCTGCTGGGCTACCTGCGAAACTTGCAGAAGCAGTTGGCGAAGGCTGGGGCTGCGCCTGAAACCATCGCCCAAATCGAGGACACGGTGAAGCTCATCGAGGGGCGGATGAGGGAGTTCCTCGGCGGCGTGGCGCAAAACCAATCTACAACCAATGAGCAAAACCAAACGCCATCCTCTGACGGGAAGCAAAGCGCTGGACCCAGCGTGCCGGAATCACGGGACGTGCCCATGGTGCCAGCGCAAACGGAAGCACAAGGCGAAACGGCAGGAGCCACCACGATCACGCAGCATGGCGTCAAGCTGAAGGCGGTCTTCGCGCTGCGCGAACAGTCTACTCTCCTGCCGTCCCATGATTTCCGTGGCCAGCCATCGACTGGGTATGATCAGGCGCTGCAACCACGGGACCGGTCCCTGCCGGAATACCAGAAGCAGAGCCAGAACATCGCCCGCGAGCTTGATTTCGACCAGGCGGCGTTCTTCCCTGACACGAACGTGCCAGCGACCACTCCGGATCTCGGGGCACCAGTGGTGGATGCCAACGGTCAGGTGATTGTGGGCAACGGGCGGTTCAATGGGGTGGCGATGGCCTACAGTGAGGGCTTCCCGACTGCCGCGAAATACAAAGCGGCGCTGGCGAAGAATGCGGCCCGGTTCGGCCTGACGCCGGAGGACGTGATGGCGATGAAGGAGCCGGTACTGGTGCGGGTGCTGGAACCTACCGACCGGGAGACGGTAATCAAATTCTCACAGGGCAGTAATGAGGGAGTGGCGATGCGGACCAACGCCACCGAACTGGCCGGGCAGGATGCCCAACGACTGGCGGGACCGGCGCGTCAGGTGCTGACCCTGCTGGATCCTAATTTTGATCTGGAGGCCAAACAGAATGAGGCGTTCCGGACGGCCTACGTGGCTCAGGTGATCGATGCGGGCGGTACCAACGAAGCCAACCTGACGGGGCCGGAACTGGCTAGCCGGATGCGGATGGGCATTTTCGCCTCCGCCTATGGGCTGGACGCGGAGGGCCGGGCGGCGCTGGCGCGGATGGCCGCTTCGACGGGTGTTGGAGCCAAGAAGATCACGGCGGCTCTGCTGACCATGGCCGCTGGGATGGGCTGGATGAAGGCGGAAGGCAAGGCCGGTAATCTGCACCCACGGGACATCTCGGTGGATTTGGGGGCGGCGGCACAACGGATCGCGGTGGCCCTGCGTGATAAATCTGCCAAGACCCCGTCGTCTGCGGTCTATCAGGGACTGGAGAGTCAGACGGATGTGTTTGAGAATCCCATGGTCACGGAACTGATGCAGTTCCTGATCGCCAACCGGACCAACCAAGCGCGGATGGAGGAGGTGATCTCCAACTACGTGGAAGGGGTGGCTCAACTGGGGAATCCGGCGCAGGTGGATATGTTCGGGGGTGAGCCTGCGACGCGGGAGCAGCTGTGGCAGAAGGCGGTGGATCCGGCGACCACGGAGACGCGGGAGAACCGGCACGCGCTGGCGACGGCGGCGCTGTCCTCGGCGGTGCTGCCTTCGCAAATCGGGCCGGACAATTTGGATGCGTTCGCTGGGGTGGTGGATAAACGGATTCTGGCGACGATCAAGATGCTGGACGTGACGCTGGAATTTGATGCGGAGTGGCAACTGCCGAAACTACCCGAACCCACGGGGCCGAAACCACCGGCCACGGCGCGGGAGGTGGATGGGGTGTTTGTGCTGACTCATGCCACCGCCGTGATTCAGCCAACGATGATCAAGGATGATGATGGGGAGGTGATTCCGAACTACCTGCTGGACTACTTGGAGCCGGGGAAAGAATACACCCGCGATGAGTTGCATGAAGCGATCATTGATCTGTATCTGGACCGGGCTGAAAAAGCGCGGGCGAATGGGCGGGGTAAGGTGCTGTTCACCGGCGGCGGTCCGGCTGCGGGCAAGTCCACGTTTATCAGGGAAATGCAATCGACGGGGGAAATCGCTACGGGCGACGGAATATTGACGCTGACGGCGGATGACATCAAAATGCTCATCCCAGAAATGCAGGAAATGCTGGCACGGGGGGACAGTCGGGCGGCAGGGACAGTACACGTCGAGAGTCAGAAAATCTTCAACGATGTCGTGGTTGCGGTGCTGGCACTGCCCTACCATGTGAACCTGATCTGGGACGCTACTCTGAGCCACGCCCCGCAGGTGATTCCCCTGATGGAGCAAATCAAGGGACTAGGGTATGAAATGCACCTCCGGGGGATCGTGATCGATCCATGGGAGGCTATGAACCGGTCAGTGGATCGGGGATTGAAGAGTAAACGCCTGGTGCCTGCTGGCGGCACTCTGTGGGGGCATAAAGGCTTTCATATGAACTTCCGGGAATACCTGCCGCTGGTGGATTCCTATGAGGTGAGAGGGATCATGTTTGGGGACAATGTCTACGAGGATGGGGGCCAAGGTCTCCGGTCCATCGTGGTGGAGTCCAGCGTCTCCCCGGTTGCGAAAGACCGTGGTGAGCAGTATTATTTCACGCAGGAAAGATCCAATCTCAATGAATACGCCACCAACAAAACCCAACTACTTGCCTCCTACGACTACGGCCACCCGGCCCTTGAAACCAATCAGGCCGGAGACAAAGGCGCTAGTGAAAGCACACAAGGGAATGAAGATCAAGGAAATGTTCCCGATAACGGACGACGCTCCGCTCTACGGCCTGCCGCTCCCGCCGGACCGTTAAGCTCCGCTGACCTGTTCGGCGAATGGGCGGACAGCCTGCCTGCCAAGACGAAACGCAGCAAACCGGCCTTTGCGAAGGCGCTGAAGGCGGAGGTGCCCGCTGGGAAACTGCCCACGGTGGCGGCGATTTCTGACTTATTTGACTTCGCATCTTCCGGCGGGTATGGTGTGAATTATGGAACTCAAGGAAATGGATCTGGAAGCGATGGACGTCCTGGCAACACTGGTGCAGCTGTCGGAACACCGGCAGGGGGCAAAAATAGCAAGCGATCCAAGAATGCTCCAGGAGGCGCTAACGACCTTTTTGACTGGTCGGCTGAATTCCAAACGGGAGGCACAACGGCTGGATCCGGACAGCCGGGAGGCAACGGACCAGACGGACGCGGAACTGGAAGCGGAGGAAACAGTGATGGCGTGGCAAAACCGCCTGAACGCGGAGCAGCGGAGAAACCTGTGGGAGGTCTACGGGAAGATCCATCCGGACGCGATGGCCTACATCCCATAGTCCCCCAGCCGGAAAACCCGGCGGACCGGAACCACGTCATCGACCCAATGGGCAAGGTGGCCCCCCGCACGAATAGCCAAAAGTGGGCGGGGAATTTTGAGGCGATGAAACTGCTGCGGCAGTTGGATGCGGACGGCCGCAACCCTACCCCGGAAGAGAAGAGTGTGTTGGAGGCCTACACCGGCTGGGGCTGGATGAAGGAAGCCTTCAACGATGTCAGGGCGAAAGCATACGCAGAGTTGAAGTCCACCTGGGAGGCGACGATTGCCCGCGAGATTGCTCGCCCGCCGTACCGCGAATCCTACGACCGGAGCCCGGCCCGCAGCACCGACTGGCAGCAGCGAGCCCGCGAGAATGACCCAGAGAAAGCCCAGACCCTGCTCTCCTGGCAGGCCACCTACGGGCAGCACTACGACAGGCTGCGGGCGGAACTGACGGACAAGGAATTCCGCAGTGCTGCCAAGTCGGTGCGTAACGCTCACTTCACGACCCCAAGCGTGATTGGATCCATGTGGAAGGCGGTGGCTCGCCTCGGGTTCAAGGGTGGCCGGGCGATGGAGCCGGGCGGCGGGATCGGGCACTTCATTGGCGTGCAACCTCCCTCGATGGCGGAACGGACCCGGTGGGAGGCCACGGAACTGGATGATGTCACGGCACGCATCCTCTCCAAGCTGTATCCACAGGCGCGGGTGAATGGTATGATGCCGGCACCGGGCCGGGAGGTATCCGGGATGGGCTTCCAAGACAGCCGCATCCCCAACAATAGTCTGGACCTGCTCATCTCCAACGTGCCCTTCGCGAAAGAAGGGCCGGGCAAGGCCAAGTCGGAGTTTGGTCAGGATTTCAACCTGCACAATTACTTCTTCGCCCGCGCCCTCGCCAAGGTGAAGCCGGGCGGGTTGGTGGTATTCATCACCTCATCCGGCACGATGGAATCCCAACGTGCCCAACGGGCCTACCTGAACGGGAAGGCGGAGTTGGTGGCTTCATGGAGACTGCCGAATGACGCCTTCGCCGAAAACGCGGGGACGGAAGTGGTGACGGATGTGATCATGCTGCGGAAGCCTGACGGCAAGCAGGTGATGGCTCCGGAGCCCTGGATGGAAAAAATGCAGGTGGGCCGGGATAACGTGATGAGCCGCCGCCCGGTCGATAAGACCCGGCCATGGCAGAAGACCACGGTGGACCTGCACACTTGGTTTTCGGATATCGAGCCTGACTGGAATCCGACATCGGTGGAGATGGCGACGGCGTGGAGGCCGTGGATGGATGGTGGCCGGCCAAAGACTGGCAAAAAGTGGGACGCGGTCGTAAAGGCCTTCCGGGAGCGGCCTGACTCCAGCGACAGTCTGGAATTCTCTGCGCCGATCCGGGTGAATGAGTACTACGCACGCCATCCGGAGAACGTGCTGGGTCGCCATGCGCTGCAGGGGTCCATGTATTCCGCCGGGGAATATACCGTGCAATCCATGGGGAGCCTCGATGAGCAACTGGCGGCGGCGGTGGAGCGCCTGCCGGAGAATATCCTGGGTGATGCGGCTACGACCGGCTGGGATGCGGTGGCGGCGGAGCGGGATGACAAGATCGACTCCTACGTCGAGCGCGACGGGATCGTTTACCAGGTGACGGCGGAGGGGCTGGAGCCGGTGGAATGGAATGAAAACGAGACGCTGGATAAGGCCAAGCGGACTGCAGCCAAGAAGAAAATGGCCATCTTCCGCCAGTGGGCAAAGCTGCGGGATGCCGCCGTGGAGATGGTGAATCTGGAGGTGAACCCGGCCAGCATGGACACGGATCTGGACGCCGCCCGCGCCCGGCTGAATACGGCCTATAACGGGGTGCTGGCCTACTTCGGCCCCCTCGGCGTGCGCCGGAACAACAAGTACCGATTCCTGGAGGACGACCCACAGTATGCGCTGCTGGAGGCGCTGGAGGAGGAGTCGATGGTGACCAACGAGCGGGGCGAAGTGGCCTACCGCTACAAAAAGGCGGACATCTTCCGCCAGCGGATCATCCCGGTGCTGGAGGCTCCTACCACTGCGGCATCCCTCGAGGAGGCGGTGTCGGTGTCGATGGCTTGGCAGGGTAGCGTGAATCCACGGTACGTGGCTGACCTGACCGGCACCTCTGAGCCGGAGGCCCGCATGGCATTGCTGGAGGGCGGGCACGTATACGAGGACACGTCGAGCGGCCAACTGATGACGGCGGATGAATATCTGTCCGGCCCGGTAGCGGTCCGGCTGCGGGAGGCAGAAGCCGCCGCGAAGGATAACCCTGACTACGCTCGGAACGTGGAGGCGCTACGTAACGCGCTGCCGCCCCGCCGGATGATCTCGGAAGCCTCCATCAACGTGGGAGCACGCTGGATACCGGACGCGGTCTATACGGCCTACATGGCGCATCTGGGCGTCAAAAATGGAGCCGTGAAATATGTGAAGGAGCGGAATCACTTTGAGTCGGCGGGGCGCGGCGGATTGCCGGAATGGGAGACGGGCGACTGGTCGGCGTTCGACACGCTCGATGCCATCCTGAATAACCGGAAGCTGCTGGTGACCAGCTATAACCGGGTGCTGCGGCAGTCGGTGGTGGATAGCGAACTGACGGCCCAACTGGAGAGCAAGGCGCTGGAAATGGCGGATGACTTCCGCCAGTGGGTGCGGACCACGGACACAGAACTGGCTGACCCTGAGAACGACGGAGTGATGGTGCCTATCCCGGCGCTGACGGAGAATATCTTCAACGAAAAGGTGAACGGGATCACGCCGCCGAAATTCGTAGGTGACTGGGTGACGCTGCCGGGGCAGAGCGGAGTCATCTGGTTGAAGCCCTTCCGCAAGGCGGTGATAGCCCGGCTCCTGACGCAGGGGCGGGGCATGATGGCCCACGGCGTGGGGTCCGGCAAAACCTTCAACCAGATCGCGCTGGCGATGGAGCTCCGCCGGTTGGGCAAGGCCCGCAAGCCGGTGATCGTGGTGCAGAACAGCACCATCAACCAGTTTGCCAAGTCGTTCCGGCAGGCCTACCCACAGGCGAAACTGCTGGTGGCCACGCCGCGTTCCTACAGCGCCAAGGCCCGCGCCCGATTCACGGCCCGCATGGCCACGGGAGACTGGGACGCCATCATCATGACTCACTCCAATCTGGAGCAGATCCCGAACAGTCAGGCATCGGTGGATGCGTATTTCGCGAGGGAGAGCGACGAACTGGACGCCGCCATCAGTGCCGCCGACGACACAGAGAGCCAGAGCCGTCTCCAAGCGGCCCGCGACAAGCTGCTGGAGAAACGGACCAAAATGATTGCCCGTCTCGGGGCACGTCAGGATAACGTCTTGGACTGGGAGCAGATCGGGGTGGATGCCCTGATCGTGGATGAGGCGCACGCCTTCAAGAACGCCCCAGTGGTGACCAATCGCGGGCGGGACGTGAAGAACATCCCATCGACCGGCGAGGGGTCTGACAAGGCGGTGAGTATGATGCTGAAAACCCACAACGTGCGGGAACGCATGAAGGGGAAGGGTGTCTTCTTCGCCACCGGCACGCCAATCTCCAACACGATGGCAGAGGCCTACGTGATGCTGCGATACATCGCCCCGGATATGCTGGAAGCGAACGGGATCGTGAACTTCGATGACTTCGCGGCGCAATACGGCACCGTGGTTTCGCAGACGGAAAGCACCTGGGATGGCAGCATCAAGGTGGTGGACCGCTTCACGAAATTTGTGAATGGCCCGCAGTTTATCCGGCTGATCCGGTCGGTGTTCGATGTGGCCATGGGCAACGAGTCCCTCGGGCTGGATGTGCCATCCATCGCGGGCGGCAAGGCGGAGCAGGTGGTGGTGCCGGTGACGCAAGCCAACCAAGCGTTCAACGAATGGATCGTCAATGAAGTGGCTCCACGCTGGAAGGCGATCGGCCGGAAGGAGATCGATGAGGATCCCCGGCTGACGGCGATTCCCATCATGAGCCTGCAGGCTGGGATGGCGGCGGCGCTGGATCCCCGGCTGATCCACGACAACGCACCCGACTATCCGGGGAGCAAGGTGAACGTGGCCATCAAGCGGGCGCTGGAAATCTACCGCTCCGGGGATGCCAACAAGACCGCGCAGGTGATGTTCTCGGACCTGTTCAACAGCTTCCGGCTCGGGGTGCTGGGTGAGTTCGCTGGTAATCCGTTTGCGGATATGGGCCGGAATGAGGGTGCATTCAACCTGGGCGATGACATCAAGGCCAAGCTCATCGCGGGCGGAATGAAACCGGAGGAGGTGGTGGTGGTGACGACTGAGAAGGACGAGAAGCTGACGGCCATCCTCGATGCGGTGAACGAGGGTAAGGTGAGGGTGATCATTGGCAGCACGGCCCGACTGGGCGTGGGCGTGAACATCCAAGAGCGGCTGGCGATGGTGCATCACCTGATGCCTCCGCGTGACTTCAAGCCGGCCATGATGGAGCAGCGGAACGGACGGATCATCCGGCAGGGGAACCTCCATGCCGAATGGCGGGATGCGGCCTTTGCGCGGGTGGTGGGCACCGCCGCGGGCACTCCCTTCGCGGGGACTACCGGGGCCAAGCGGGCCAAAGCGGCCAAGGAATGGCTGACAGAAAACGACAAGGACGGAGCCATCCGGACAGAAGCGGACGCCGCCGCGAAAATCTTCGACATCGGCATCATAGAATACGCGGTGCAGCGGTCCACGGACAGTGTGGTGTACAGCATGATGGCCGCGAAGCAGGGGATGGTGGCACAGAGCCTCTCCGGTGAGTCGATCGGCAATGAGTTCGATGACCCGACGGATGAGATCCAGATGGGCTTCAATGAGATGGCCGCGCAGGCGATGGGTGACCCTCTCATGATCCGGCAGGTGATGCTGGACCGGGACCTGCGCCAACTGCGTAACAGCTACAATGGATGGCAACGGCAGGGGGCCAGCCGGGCGGCAGACATCCGCCGGATCGCCGCCAGCATCACCTACAGTGAGGGACTGCTGAACCGGGTGGACCGGGAGGCCGCGACCTATGGCAAGCTGTTCCTGGAGGCTGACGGCAAGCCGGTCTACAAGTTCGACGGGAAGACCATCGACACGGGGGCGAAGGACGGGAAGATCATCAACCCGCTGGACCTCTGGCTGGCCGGCGCTGCTGGCAGTATGGCGATGCAGGGAGACAAGCAGACGACGCTGGCCATGGAGGTCAACGGGCGTCCATTTGAAGTGACCGCCAAACTCAAGGACAACGCCCTGGTAGGGGTGGTGCAGGTGCCGGGGTCGACTGAATACAAGGACTGGTACGCTGGCGGGCAAAGTCTGGTGTTGGGGATCCGGAGCTTGGTGAGCGGCATCGAGGACCGGCCCGCGAACAGCCGCGAGAACATCGCGTTCCTGACTGACCGGTTGGCGGAGTTGCGGAAGGTGGACGCAGGGAGCCAGGAATTCCCGCAGATTGATAAGCTCCGTGCGCTGGAAACGGAATACGCGCTGCTCCGGATCACGATGGCCACCCGGAACGAAACGCCGACCGGCGCCGCCACGGAGGCTACTGGCCCCGAAATGGGAACGCTGGCTGATGGGATGGGGCGGGGCGGGATGCTGGCTCCGCTGTCGGCTGCGGCGCTGGACGCCATAGGTGGTGATTCGCTTGCATCCGGAGTAAGCGCGGGTAATCATCTTGGCGTGAATCAAGGACTTGCAGAACAGGATGCGGACCGTCTGGCGATTTTCGAGCAAAACATTGACGAAATTCTTAAGCTGGCAACGGGCGCTAAAACCCGCGTGCTGGGCTTGCGTGTCATGGTGGAGCACAATAATCCGGTGCCGCAAGTAAAGCCGGGCGATGCCTTGGCCCCTTCTTCAGTGTGGAATGATGGAGAGCCTACAAAGAGAAAACTGGCTGGAACCAGCACAATCGGAATAAAACTAGACAGGGACTCCATCAGGGAGGCTCTGTTTCATTTAGGCGTAACGGGAGGGCGAGATCTCCCCGGATTCCGATATGGTTACTATTATGGCGCTCAAGTGGTTTTGGTTACCGGAACATCATCCAGAATAGGATCTGATTTTGGCGAAAGGGTAATCAGGGACGCTCGGGTTCTGGGGGCCTGGAATAAATCAGAAGGCGAGGCAAGGTCCAGCTACTTGACCACCCCAGTCTATCTGGCCCCGCTGTCGGCTGCGGCACTGCAATCCGCATCCTTCGACGACGCGCTGCGCGGGGCCGGGGTGGATCTGGATGAACTGGATTCCCTGATGGACCGGGCGGATAACGAATCCTCCGGGAGCCGCAAGACGGGCAATCCGGACCTGTCCCTCGGGGCCGGTACCAACAGTTACACCACGTTCGGTGATCCGGTGATCATGGGGGTGGATGAATACCGGAACGCGACGGTGCAGGAGGAGACCTTCGACCAGTGGCGTGCGGACGCGGTGGAGATGCTGCGGGCGAACTACGACGGGACCGTCCGCCGGTTGGTGGACATCGGCCTGAGTGGTGGCCAACTGACCCCGGAGCTCACGCAGGCGGCACAGATCATCGTGGAACAGGAGAGCCGGATGCCAATGAACCCGGCCCGTAAACGTACCCTGCAGGCGCTGGTCTACGCGTATCGTCAGGCCGGGACGGAACAGGCGCGGGGACTTGCGGCCCGCCGGGATCCTTTCAAAACTCCGGAGGAGCGGCACCGGGAGTTTCTCGCCAAGCAGATATTCACGCCACCGGCAGAGACGCGGAAGAAACTGGAGGCGGCGGGTAGTGCTGCGGAGCGCCAGCGGATCCTTGGTGCGGATGCCCAGCGCATCGCCCGCATCGAGGCGGAGTTTGCTAAAATGGGGGTGACGTTGGATGACCTGTTCTCCGGCGGCATCCAGTTGAGCCTGGCCAAGGCGAAGATCATCGGAGAGACCGCCGCGGGGCTGGCATCTGACAAACACCGGAGAGCCGCCGTACTTCTGAAAGGCGGCACCCAGTCCGCTCTCGACATCGGGAAGGCGGTGGGGCTGACCCCGCAGGAGGTGCTCGCGGTGAAGGACCACATGGACCGCCAACTGACCAAGGCGATGGAGGCCCGCCTGGCCCGCGCTATCGCGGCCGCTTCCTCCTCGCTCCAAGTCGCCGCCATGGCAGGAGACGAATTCATGGATGTGGACTTTGCCCGCATGGTAGGAATGACGGAGGCTGAACGCGCCGCCGAAATCCAAAAGCTAGTCCAACAGATGGGGTATGGCATCCCCGTGAAGCAACTCGGCAAGCGCAAGATCGTGAAACGGAAGCGGCTCTACCAGCCACCCACGGCACAGTCCGGCATGAGCGGCGAGGAATATCTCTCGCAACCCATGGGCCGCGATGGCCGGGGCACTCAGCCACGGCTGGGGCAGATGGGTACGCCGGATAACTCCATCGCCCCCGGTCCGGGGAAGGTGTGGGACCGCCCGGCGCTGGCGCAGAACGAACTGGACCTCGGGCTGCAAGATGAGGTCTCCATCCTCATTGGCGCTGACCTGGCTGATGCGGAGGACGTGGTGCGGCTGGCGCGGGTGACGCAGGCCGCGCACGGCGGGGCGATGGATATGCTCCAGGAATACTGGATCAATAACATCCTCTCCGGCCCACAGACGCAGGTGGTGAACATCGTGGGTAACTCGGCCTTCGCTGGCGTCGAGCTCACCGTCCAGCGTGGCATGGAGGCTCTCTGGAACTTGGTGATTCAGGATGACAAGTCGGCATCGTTCGGGGAGTTTGGCGCGATGCGGCAGGCCCTCCTGCCTGGACTGGTCCGGGGGATGCGGTTGTTCTCCAAGTCGTGGCGCACCGAAACCGATTGGTTCGCGCATGAGGCTCTGAACGCCCAGCTGGACCTGTTTGAGACGGGGCCAAAAGGTGAAGGTCGGGCTACCGCCATCTCAGGCACGAAGGGCAAAGTGATCCGGATTCCCGGTCGGGCGCTGATGGCGACGGATGGGTTCTTCAAGGGGCTGATCGGGCAGATGGAAGCCGCGGCGCAGGCCTACCGCATTGCCAAGGCGGAGGGATTGAGCGGGGACGCGATGACGAAAAGGATGAACCAACTGCTCTACACGCCGGGGAGTCAGGCATGGCAGTTGGCCGTCCAAAAAGCGCAGGAGCTCACCTTCCAGGAGGACCTGCCCGAAAACCTGAAACCGCTACAGAAATGGAAAAATTCCAACCGGTTGCTTGGGTTCGTGGTGCCCTTTATCCGGACGCCCTATAACATCTTCCGGCACGGGATCAGGAAAAGTCCCTTGGGGGCGGCGAATCTGATCTGGCAGTTGGGCAAACACGGGATGGTGAAGCTGTCCGGTGGCCGGTTGGAGTTGGCCACTGCGGCCAGTCCGCAGATGATAAAATGGCTGGCGGAGCAAACGCTGGCGATGGCGGCGCTGGCTCTGCTCAAGGGGGCTGCGGAGGGTGACGACGACGACGAGAAAAAATGGCTCCTGATCACCGGAAGCCAGCCTGCGGACTTTGCGGAACGCGACCTGCAAGAACGCACCGCTGGCGGGGCCTACGTGATCCGGATCGGCGGCGTCAGGATTCCCTACGGCCGCGTCGAGCCGTTCGCGACGGTGCTGGGATCCACGGTTGATGCCCTCCGCATCAGCAAGGGCGGCGGGGACGTGGCTGACAAGTTCGGGCGGGTGCTGGGGTCTCTCCAGCAGGCTGCGATGGACAAGACGTTCCTGAGTGGGCTGGCGGCGCTGTTCGATACCATGAAACAACCCGGCAAGCTGGCCGACAAGGGTCAGCGGGCGGTGATGACGGCACTGGTGCCAAACCTGATCCGCCAACCGCTCCGCAACATGGATAGCATGGTGCGCGACGGTTCCACGGCGGACTGGTATTACCAACTGGCTCCGTTTGGGGCCGGGGCGGAATCCCGTGTGAATACCGCCACCGGAGTCGACAAAGAAAAAACCGGCAACGCCCTGACCCGGATCCTATTGCCGGCGCTGGTGAAGCAGGACGGGGTGGAGCCGTCTGACATCGTGCTGCGGCAGTGGAACGCGGCTAACCCCGGCAAGGAGGCATGGGCACCGGGCACGCCGGACCGGACGCACGAACTGCAAGTGGATGGTAAAACGGTGCGCGTGAAACTGAATGCGGGGGCCTACAAACAACTGAGTGGCCGGTCTGCGGCGCTGGCTCGGCAGTCGCTCCAAGGCCTGAACCTGAAGCCCACACAGGATGATGTGGATCGCATCAAAAAAGCCTACACGGACGGACGCCGCCGGGCATGGGGTGAGCTCAAGGGCCAACCCGTGAGCCGACTGGGCGACGTCGAGGATTGACAGGGGCGGCGGGGCGAGGGGGCCGTGACAGATGCAATCTGCGGACGGCCTCCTCGAGGGTGAGATAACACCCGACATGCCGGGCGACTCGTTGCGACTGCCACTGCACCCGGTAGAACAGGGTGCCTCCAACGTAGCGTCCCAGATAGATGCACGGCGGTAGGGCGCGTTTCTGGGAGGGGGTCGGTCGCCACCGTTTCGGGGCCTTTTTGCCCGGTGTGGTGACCGGGGCCAACCATTTCTTGGCCTGTTCCCGTGCCAGTGCTTTTTCTTCATCAGTCATCATAGTCTTGGAATCGGTTGGGGGTGCAGGAACAGCGTGTAGCGGCCAATCATGATGCGGTCCGGTAGCGTCAGGGGCGGTTTTGGCTGGTTCTTTACTGCCCTTGGCCGACCCTTGTCGCTCCGTGGCCGGCGCTCCAGCGACGACGTTGCCAGTGGTGGCAGGAGCCACCGCTTGGCTTGCTCCTTGGCGGCGTCCTTTTCTTCGGGGGTCATCATAGTGGGAATGGTGTCAGGGGGATAGGGCGGAGCAGGGAACGCCAGACGGTTAGTTTCCGGTGGCGGATCCGGATCGTGGTCTGCTTCATTTTTCCCGTGTTGATGATGATGCCAAGCTGAGACGCCTTTTGAAATACCGGGCCAAGGGCCATGAGATTGTGGGTGTGGGCGGTATGAGCGGATAGGAGACGGATTACCTCGTCTGACGTGAACGTATCGTGGTCCCTGGCTGATTGTCTAATGCAATCGGTGGCGACCCTGAGCCAATCGGCGTCGGCGCTCCGCTCCACCTCATCGATGGAGGGCTGGACGTCACGGTCCCACTTAAAAAGTTCTGTTGTGATGTAGGTCATGGTTTTGGGGTGCGTTTGGTGATTTCGGCTTTGAGATAAATTGACAAATCGAGGGCCTCCTGGTAGGCGTGTTGCAGCATATCGTCGGGCGACTCTGCGACGGTGACGCCGTATTTCCTGATGCCAAGCTGCTGGCGGGCGGTGATGTCGTCACAGACTTGTTTTTCGATTCCGGTGGGTTGGATTGGCGTCATGGGGTAGTTGTTGGTTTGTCCTCAGCATATCGCGCCCAATATTGGGCGACGCGCTCGCCCATAATGCCCTCCCTGCTGGGGTCTTGGTCATTGAGGGCGGCCCGCCAGTAGTCGGACGCCAGATCGGACAGGAGGATCTCGGCGTGGGCGAGGCGCTCCGCGACATCATCAAATGCTACCCAGTCGCCGTCATCGCGCTGTTTCATTTCGCCAAGAGTGGAGCCGCCTTGGTCAAAGCGTTGAATCGGGTCGTACCTCTTCATGGTTTTGGCTGGTCGGTTTTGCATTTGGCCAAGAAACGATGCAGGAAGTTGTAGGAGTTTTCAGCACGAGTCCCCCATTCGTCTTCTTTTCCGTTAGCCCAATTCACGCAGTCGTTTATTGCGGCGACGGCTTCGTCCCGCTCGCGCCTCAGAACGCACATGGGCCTGACGCAGGCATTGTGGCAGCTATGAATGCCGCGTGACCATTGGTTTTGATTGGCCGCGTTAAGCTCGCGCTCAAGCTGGCGGCAGAGGCTGAAAGCCCACTCGTCGTGCAAGCCTTCGGACCTTGCCTCACGTTCGTCTGTTCTTGGGGTGTCGCTCATGGTTTAGGGCAGTGCTTTTCGGAGTCGTTCGATTCGCGACTCGGCTTCCCGCATCGGGTGTTTCTGGCAGACCTTGATATGAGCCGTCAGCAGGTCATGCTTGGCGGTCGGAGTTCCATCGGGGTATTCGTGGCCGCAATACACGCAAGTCACCACAGAAGGTGAACAAGGCGCGGATGGACAATCCCCACCAGCTTTCTCTTGGGGTGCGGTTTCTGGCTTCGATTTCGTTTGTTTCATAGGTTGAGTCTTGGGGTGTTAAGGTGGGGATGCCATCGCTAGACGTTCGGCCAAAAAGGATTCCGCCGCTTTTAGGTCGGTCAGTTGCGCTTCCTGCATTCCGCTCGACACCTCAAGTTCAGATGCTCGCATCGTCCATCCCATGCAGACCCGCAGATGCTTGTCGTATCCGCGCAGTTGCTCGACCAGCTTCCCTACCACTTCCGGGGCGGGTTCGGGCAGCAAGTGGCGGCATTTGTCGATTTTATTGAGTTCTTCGGTAGTCATAATTTTAAGAGGCTAAGATTGTTGGGCAATTCGTATGGTCTTCCAACGTAAATGGCCCGCCTCATACCGGCCCCTCCAGTTGATCGATCAAGGTATCGAAATGCCCCTCGCCAGCCAGATTCCTCAGCTGCAATTCCGCGAACTGTTGAGAGTTCAACAACCGCAGTTTTTCGTATCTAAGGTACCCGTGAGCCAATACCTTGACGTTCAAAATAGAAACTACCCTGTGGATGTCGGTGTTCATCTTTAGCTTTTGTTCCGGGGTCATACTGAGGTCTCCAGTTCTGGGGTGACGGCTTCAACGAACGGCACCAGATGCTCGCAGCAGAAGATCCGGTGGTGCGAGGGCCGGTCCCATTTACCCAGTCCGGCATCCATGGGTCGTTTGTAGGTGAGCTCGCATTGCCGGCACCGGTAAACGAAGTGGGGGCCGTCCTCTGCGGCGACGTTTGCCTCCGCCTGTTTACTGTCCGTCCACTGTTTCTCAAAGCTCCCGCCGGGGGTAGATGGTAGGTATTTCTCATCAAGAAGGGCCATCCGTTCGTGGTCCTCCTTCTCCGTGACCTCACAGAATTCACAGGGGGCCACTCCCTCGGGTACGGTGTGTTTCCCCCAACCGGAGCAGGCCCGGCAATCCCGATAAACCCCGGTGGCATTCACCCGTGGCACAAACCCCGGATTGCCAGGGGTACTCCGGTCCCGGACTTCCTCTGCGGTCATTCGGTAGTGAGGTGTGCAGCGGATGCGCACGCCACGGAACATCCGCCAGTCGACGGCGGGAGGGGTGTAGGGCCAAGGGGTCATACAGGATACTGGCGGAGGGTTTCTACAGCCCGGCTGACCGCTGGGTAGTCTTTGTAGGCCGACATCAGGGCCACCAACTCCCGGCAGTGATTGAGGAGATCGAGCAGGCCAGTCTCCCGCTCGATGATGAGGGCCATGTCGCCCTCCATGGTGGCGGGGAGCGTGACGTTGTGGGCGCGGCTGAGGCCATTCAGGACCCGCCGGGCGGCGGTGGTGGCACCCATAGGGGGCCGGCGTGTGAGGGTGTGGGTGGGCATTGGGTTTGTTTGGTTGGTGCCGGGGGATTGAACCCCGGAGCGGAGGAATTAAGGCAGTGCGCTACGGAAGGTTGTCAGCATGAGAGGGGCGCATGGCCACGCATCAGAGTTCATGCGGTCGCGGATGGCACCCAGCAGTCTACCTGCAGTCATCAATGCGGGGCGGGCCGCATCTCGGTCTGGAGCGGATAGCCGCCGGAAACGGTAAGCGGCGCTATAGAGGGCATCGGTCGCCTCCGTGCTCATGCGGCAAAGGTCAGGATAGGTTGGGTTGTTCATTTTGTTTGGTTGGGTGGTGGCCCCGTAACGGGGCCGGTTGGTTAAAAGTCGCGCACGGTTCCGGCGAGTGGTCCCATGGCGTTGGCGTGGGCTCGGAGGTTGTCAGCGGCCTGCCATGCCTCGCTGCCGTACACCTCGTACGTCTCAGTCCAGTACTCGGTGTTGATGGTGCCTCGACCAAGGATCCGCCCGGCGAGGTATTGAGCCGCTAATACCTGATCGGGCTCAAACAGGTGCCAGTGGATGAACCGGCGTCCGGCCGCGGTGGTGGCCTCCACTTGGATGATGGGGCGGTACTGGTCCCCGGTGGGGTTGTCCATGTCGGCCATCTCAGGGTTGTTGTAATCCCAGACCGTGTCGTGGCGGATGTTGGTGTTTTGGATGTTCATTTTGTTTGGTTTCTGGTTGGTGACCCCATTACGGGGCCGGGTTATTTGATGAAGGCGGCATCCGCTCCCTTCAGCGCGGCCAGCGCCGCCGGGAACCAGACCATCGCGTAGAAGTACTGGACGTTGGTCCCGGTGGGGCCACCGACTGGGATCCTTGTCCCCTGCCTCAGGTTGTCGATGCCCATCCCGGTCAGTCCGTCCCGGCGGGCTCTCTTGATGGTGGCGCGGATGGCTTTGACGAGATCCGCTTGCCAAGCGGCGTAGGGGGCAGGGGTGGTGGTGGTTGGTTTCATGGTGGTGTGGGTTACGCTTAATGGTATGACGTAAGAAGAATTATGCAACCGTATGTTCCATGTTTCTGTCACCGTTACGGGGCCGGTGGGCTAAGTGTCCAGATCGATGGTAACGCCTCCGTAAGCGTTCCTGAACATCTTGTAGCTGTCGGGGAATGTGCAGCCCTCAAGGAACTTCCGCAGTCCCGTGACCGCACGGAACCGGTGCTGTCCGCCGTCTACGATCACGCAGTAGGGAGCCTTCGCGCCCCCGGTAAGCTTGCGGCCGTCCCGCAATTTCGTGACCCGCTCAATGAGACTGGTCATATGTTCCTCGCTCAGGTAGTTGGTGATCATGGTTGTCATAGTGTTGGGGTGGTTGTGGCCCCTTTACGGAGCCGGTCTTGGTAAATGATAGTTGGTTTTGTGCCAGTTCCATGCGACCAACGCTGTCGCCTTCAGGAACTCGGCCTCATCCCAGCGGGCCTTAGCCTCATGGAACTCGACTTCAGCGTCGGCGGCGGCTACGGTGGCCTCAACTGCGGCAAACTCAGCGTCCGCCGTCTCTTGCACAGTGAGGGCATTCAAGGCCTCATATGCCGCCCTGAGCTCAGTCAGGGCGGCTTTGTGAGCCGCAGTTGGTGGGGTTTTGGTGGTGGTGTCCATGGGCTTGGTTGGTTACAACCCAATCATACGCCGTAAGCTGAGTTATGCAACACTCTTCTTGCTATTTGTGGGGCCTTGCCAACGATCCTATCCACCTCCGCCTGATCCTCCGGCGACCAGTGCCATACCCTCGTCTCCAACGTGAAGATCGCCGGGCCATCCCTCGCCGTCGTCGGCTCCTCCTTCCTTGGCCTGCTCACACGGTAGTAGCTGCGGACGTCCTCCGCACTCTGGAGCTCCGCCGTCACGGTGCCGGCCGCAATGTTCTTGGCCTTCAGGATAGCGCGTTCCCTGGCCTGTTTGCTCGCCGATTTCTTCCTGGGTAGGATCATCATGGCTGCGCCTCGTTCCTGGCGGCGATCATGGCATCTGCCATTTTCCATGACCTGTTGGCCACCTCTTTGATGTCGAAATGAGAGAACCCACCGCCATCCCCGGAAGCTGCCAGAATGCCAGTCAGCGCCTGTCCAGCAAAATGGTCACGCCGGGTCATTCCGGGGAACACATGTCCATATCCGTCGCTGCTGGGAAAGGCTAGCCCGCCGTGGTCGATTGGAGAACTCATGGCTGCACCTCCTTCGCGGCCTGCGAAGCTCTCGCGGCCTGCCACCCCTTCTGGAATGCCTGCCAATCCCCCCGGTGGCGATCAGGGCAGAACAGCATGTACGCCTTGCTCATCGCATCCCGCTCATGATCCTCTGCAGCCAGCGGCGGGATGGGCCCTAATTTGGTCCCCCCATGCACCTCCGTGCCGGCATTCCAGTATCGGACACATCGGCGGGTCATGTCATCCAGCGCCGCCCTAAGCAACTCCGCGTCCCGTTCGTGGGCGATGATCGACCGGGTGTGGTGGTCGATGAGCTCGTCCATTTGCGACCTGAGTGCGGCGTTGTCCGCATCGATGTTGTCCTTCGGTCGGATGGATTCCCAGTGGGCGATCACCGCCTCCGTGTATTCGTGGCGGTTCTGGAGGTGGGAATCGTAGGTGGCCGTGGATGCGGTGATGCGCGATGCGGTGATCTGATTTTCAGTTGGTGTCATAGTGGTGGTTGGGTTACTGGTTGGCGTCCACAAAGGCTTGGTTGGCCCGGCCCCACTTCTTGATGATGGCCTTCCGTTCGTCCCTCCGGTCGGGATCGTAGGAATCAAACCGACCCAACGTCGCCATATTCTCCGACCACCAGGCCGCGAACTCCGGTGGATGATCAGGGGCCGGCGGAGGGAGCAGGCCATCATGGTTCTGCACCGGGAAGGATCCATCACCGGGCTCTGAAACGGGAACGCCCGGCACCGGCTCCGATACGGGGTCCCGCCGCGTCACGTCCTTTCGCTGCACCCAGAGTATCCGGGACCGCCCCTTCTTCTGCTCGCCAAGGATACCCTTCTCCACCGCCGCCTCAATCAACTGGTACGCCTTGGAATCGCTGCATACAAGGATATCCGTCAGCTTCGCCACCACATCAGGACCCTTCGCCCGGCCGTACCCGCACATCCTTGACCAGTCAATCCCATCAGTGACGTTGGTCCGGCACAGGTATTTCAACCCCTGCTGCTCCTCCACATACAGAGCCCCCAGCTTCACAGTCCGCCGGATATGGTCCCCAACCTCGTAGGTGGACAGGTGATACAGGTCCCGTAGCGTTGACGCCAGATCAGCCCATTGGATCCGCTTCTCATCCGGCACCAAAGCCCTCACCGTCTCAATCGAAATAGGGGGCGGGAAACAGGCCATCCCCAGAATCCGCTCAAGGTGAGATTCATCCAGTTCACTCACCCGGAACTCAGCCGCCCGTCGTGCCACTGCCTCCATCAGAGCTCGGTTGATGAGGCGTCGCCACTCAGGCTGGGCGTCATCATTCATGATCTTGTCGATGATATCCATGCCGTCAGCATAGGTCTCGGGGTCGTTTTGGGTGGTCATAGTATTGGGTTGGGAGGGCGTAAACTGCCGTCCTACGGTTACTTAATCATCCAATATGCCTTGTCAATGGATTATTCTATTAAAAGGAAACAGGGGCTGGTTCGTGGCTTTTAAGAGATGGTTAGTTGGCGTCAATCCCTTACCCAGTATAGAAAAACCCCAAAAATAGAAACACCACGGCATAATGGAAGCTCAACACCACTCATTCCACCACTCTAATTGTTTATTATCAACGAGTTACACATACCTATACCCAAACCATCAGAGCATTAGGTGGGGGGGTATGTGCCTACCTGATAAGGGGGGGCTTACAACCCCTTCTGCCCGTCGGCCAAGCCTCGGTCACAAGCTCCCCCCCCCACCAACCTATGCTCTGAGGCGCGGTCAGATGGACGCCATCCATTCACAGGAAGCCAGAAACGCCGTCTCACGCCGTCAGAACCCCCAATCCTATGTCCCCAGCCACCCCGCCCTCCCAGAGCCTCTAAAACAGCAGAATCCATAAACACCCATTCCCCCACTCCACCACCGTGGAAATCAACGTGGACAACCGACCCCGTTTTGGTGCCGTTTCAGGTGAGTGATAGGGAACCTCCCGCCGGGGGATATTATTGCATTATGCGTCGGCGGCAAAGTTGACCCGGAGGCCGGCGTGGGCGTGAATTCATGCACCAGAAAACGCGCACGCACACAGGGGGGGCGAAAACGCGGCTCCTCTAACTAAAATGGCAGGTCGACCAAAAGAAAAGGCACTACTGGCAATGGCCGCGATCCCCTCCAACATCGGGGTGCGGCTCCTAAGTACTCTCGCCACTGAGGTCCCGCCGGAGCGCGTCGCCCGTGCCATCGCCGACCTAATGGAGGCATCAAGCATCGTCCGCACCGGCTCCGACTCATCCGTGACGGTGCCGGACCACCGGACCCGGCTCGCGGCTGTCCAGCTTTACCTCTCGTACAACCTCGGGATGCCGGTGCAGCGCACCATTACGAAAGAGGACAAGCAGGAGTCGGACGCGGAGACGATGACCCGGCTGATGGCCAGCCCCGCGGCGCGGGAGGCGATGCGCCAGGCACTGGCAACGGAAGCGTAGTCAATTAATCACCCTGCCGGATTTTGCTCCCCGGCCCCGTAGAATCCTGACGGATGAACTATCTTTAGGTGTAAGCGAGAAATCAGTTGCTTAATTCGGTACAGCGTGCATCTTGTGGTGCCATGAAAACCACCCCACCCCTCCCCCCCGATATCATCGCCGCCCTCATCTACGTCCGGACTCACTTCGGGAGGAACGCCAAGGGGCTGATCCGGGACGCCTGGCTCACCGGGAACTACTGGTTCGCCCGCGAACACGATGGAGCCCTCCAATGTCTGCGGAACTACTACGGCGGTGCCCCCACCCTCGCCCGGATCACAATGGCCGCTCTTTAACTCAACCCCCAACCAGAAACCCAACACCATGAACAACACCGAAACCGACATCACCCCCGCGACCCTCGGCGCAATGGGCTACTTTGCCGCCACGCACGATCTCATTGAACTGCCTGAGTTCAAAGCCCTCCGGATCGGTTGGGGCGACCACCACAAGGTCACCTACGGCTACATGAAGGCCCCCTTCGTTTTACTCAAGCCTGAATTGACCTACGAACAGGCGAAGGCGAAACTCCGGAAGCTGATCATCAAGGCGGAGGCAGTGCTGGCGAAAGATAACGCCCGCGCTGCAAAGGAGAAAGAGGAGAGAGCGGCTGAAGCGGTCAAGGAGAAAGCGGCAGCGACCACATGGAGAGGGATGCTCCGCGCCGCACGCGGTGGGCCGGCTGACACTGTCTTGCCTGAGGTCCTGCGCTACCGGGCCTTCAAGATCCCGCAACTGATGCGTGCCGGCGAGGATGCCCTCTTCACGCTGCGCCTGCCGGCTGACCTTGGTGAGCGTGCCCTCCTCCTCGCTCGGATCGATGACCTGATGGCCGCAATCCCTGCCTAATCAACCCGCCGGGGTTCAACCCCCCGGCCAACACCACCAACCAACCTCATGAAGACCAAGACACTGATCACGCCGGAATGGATGGAGGCACTTGTGCTGGCCATCAGAGCCACCATCGAGCGCCTGCGGGCCAAGGGGTACACGCGGTTCAACCCCCACAACCTCCGCCTGCTGACGATCATCCCTCCCGGAGGGCCGGCGGGCGTGCCACTGAATGCTCCCTTCTGGGCCATGCCCCCGGCCTTCGCGGTGGCGCTGGCTGCACTGACCGGCCCTGACGCCGCCTTCATCGACTGAACCAACAATATGCACATCAACATGAAAACTCTCACCTACTGGGTCGCCTTCTTCGATGGCGGCAAAACCTACAACATCCGGTGCCGGACGAAGCGGGAGGTCCTGCACGAAGTCGGCGGTCGCGACGGCTACGGCCCGCCGGTCAAGATGACCGTGAACTACAGGGACGCATTGGACCTTGTGCAGAGGGCGCTCGGCGAGGGAGGCATTGAATACTGATGACCAGCACCGAACGAACCGCCATCCGCGAAGTCCTTGATGCCTGGGACACGCCTGACTCACCTGAATCCCTGACCTACGCCATTTATCAACTCCAACGAATCTACCTCAATGCCCCCCAAACAAATCCCCGTCGCCATCCTCGTCCGCGTCTCGACCGACCGACAAGCCCATGCCCGGCAGGTGGCTGACCTTAAAGCCGTCGCCACGGCCAAGGGCTGGGAGGTCGTCGAGGTGATCGAAGAGACCATCACCGGCAGCGCCAGCGCCAACGTCAGGCCGGGACTGGCCCGCATCGAGGCACTGGTGGAGGCGGGGCGAATCAAGAAGGTACTGGTGCATGAGGTCAGCCGGTTGAGCCGTCGGCCGGCTATCGTTCATGCGCTTGTCGAGCAACTGGAGGCCGCGGGCGTCAGCCTTTACTGGCACGCGCAGGGGATTGAGACTCTGATGGCCAGCGGGAAGCGGAATCCGGCGGCGGCGATCATGCTGGCGTTGCTGGCTGAGATGGCGCGGGCGGAGACGGACACGCTACGGGAGCGCATCAACAGTGGGCTGGCGGAGGCTCGGCGGAAGGGCGTGGTGCTGGGCCGCAAGTTGGGCAGCACGGTGAGCCCGGCTGAGACGCTCAAGAAGCACGCGGACGTTGTGAAGCTGTTGAAGGCTGGGCAAAGCATCCGGCACGTTGCCAAACTCACGGGGAAAGCTGGCAGCACGGTTCAGCGCGTGAAGGGATTGATGCCGCAATCATAGCCCTTGCGCCGTAAGTGCGCGTAAGGTAGAGGGGTCGTGGCCTGTGGGAACGGGCTGGGTGGGGTTTTTGTCATTTTCCTCGCTCGCCCGTTCCTTCGGCCACCCTGCTATGACCCACGTCATTTACGCCAGCGGCCCTGATCACGTTGCCCATGTGGGGTACTGCCAGAATTGGGGGCACCATCAAAACTTCGCGCCGGCCCCGGTCTTCGTTGATGTGGATCCATTCAATCCGGAGAACTGGGTACTGCTGATGGCCACGCTGCATCAAGGCGGGATTCAGGCGGTGGTCGTGTACTCCGTGGATGACATCCCGGTGGCGGTGCCATTAGCGGCTGAGTTGCTGCCATTTTTCTTGGTCTCGATCCGTGATGAGATTGACACGCGGGCCTCCTCGGCGGCGGGGCAGGCTCAGGGGCGTGTCATCGCGGCGTTGGCACGTCAGGCCACGCTCCTGCGTATAAGGCGGGAGTCAGCGGCCCTGTTGGAGGGGATGACGCGGGAGGTTGCGGAGTATCGAGCGATCACCAAGAAGCGTCGGTCTGATTAACCATGGCTAAAGCACCGTCGCGGACCAAGGGAGCGGGAGCACCGTCGATAGTGGCGACGCAGGCGGAGGTGGAAGCGGGATTGGTGAGGGAGAGCCCGGCGGTTTGGTTTGAGCTTCACGGCTGCATCTTGGACAAGAAGAGGAAGAAGGTGAAGGCTCCTGACCTGGCGGTGAACCGGATGCAGGCGGAGATTGACGCGATCATCCGGTATTGTCGAGTGAAGGCGCTACCGGCCCGCATCGTGACCTTGAAGGGGCGGCAGCAGGGCAGCACGACGTTCTCGATAGCGGCGGCGTACCAGATGGCACAGGCGGCGTGCGTGAAGGTCTGCATCATTGGGGACGAGTACGAGAAGTCCGTCGCGAACTGCGAGGCGATGTTTGACAACTACGCGGCTGAGGATTCGTTTCGGTGGGGGCATACCTACACCAAGAGCTCCGGGAAGTTCAGCCACGGCTCCGAATTGGTAACGGAGACGGCGAATGATCCACGGGCGGGGGCATCGGGCACCATGCAGTGTGTGATCTGCACGGAGGTGGCGCATTGGAAGGAAACCACGGTAATTTCGGGGAAGGCTACGTTCGCGGCCTTGTTGAACTGCGTGCCGGAGGAATCGGGGACGCTGATCATTGTGGAGTCCACGCCGAACGGGACGGGCGGGGTTTATTACACGACTTACCAGGGGGCGATCACGTTGGCGGACCACTCGGCGGGGAAGATCCCGGAGAATTGGAATGGGTTCTTCCGGGTGTTTTACCCTTGGTGGCAGCATCCTGAGTATGTGCTGGCCGATATCAGCGAGCACGACCGCAGCGTGATTTTGGACAGCCTTGGGGACCGGGAGATTGAGTTGATGGCGATGGATATCTCCGTCGAGCGGCTGGCTTGGCGGCGGAAGATTCTGAAGTCGCCGCGGTTTGATGGCGACGCTGAAGTTTTCGAGCAGGAGTACCCGGCTGATGAAGATACCTGTTTCCTCACATCGGGGCGGCGGTTTTTCGCGGCTCCTTCGGTGCAGGGGTTGCGTCGCCGGGCGCGGGAGGCACCGGTTCCGGAGTATGGGGTGCTGGGTTGGGCGAATGATTCCCGGCGGGTGGCGGTATTCGCTCCTACGGCCCCGGATGACGCATTTCTGAAGGTCTGGGAGCGGCCGCTGCCGGGGTTGCGGTATAACTTGCCGGTGGACCCCATGACGGGGGCCACGGGGCTGGTGGGAGCGGATCCGGATAACCATGGGGCGGGGATCATGCGGGGCGGGTATTTTGACCGGGAGGCGGCATGGAGGCCTTTGATGTTGGCGGCGCGGCTGGCTGATTGCTGGGCGGAGCGCCGGCATAAACGATCGATGCCGGTGTGCCGGTGGGACATCGAGGTCCTGACGGAGCGGGCGGCGTTGTTGGCCGCTTGGTATGGTGGCGCGACCGTGACGATTGAGACCAATATGGACAAGGGCCTGACGGTCCTCCTGCGGGCGAACTACCCGGACGTGAATTTGTACCGCCGGGTGGTGGTGGATCGGGTGAGGCAGACTACGGCGACGGTGTATGGGTGGAAGACGGATGTGGCCACGCGGGCGGCGATGCTGGAGTTACTGGCCCGGCGGGTGCGGCTTTTGACTGAGGTGGGTGACGGCATCGAGGTACTGGACGACGGGGTGATTGGTGAGTTGGGTGGGTTCATTGTGCGGGAGAACGGGCGACCGGAGGCGATGGCGGGGTTCCACGATGACCAGGTGTTCATGCTGGCGCTGGGTGCGGCCACGATGGATGCCGGCCACGTCATGGCTCCGGTGCGGCGGGGGAAATCGGAATGGGATGACGACGATGTTGACTTGGGCTCACGCGATATGTCCTACACATGAAAAAAACCCTCACTAAAGCAGACCTGCGATTGATTGGCGTCCGGATTTACGAGGTCCGGCAGGTCCTTGGGATGACCATGCTGGAACTGGCGGAGGAATGCGGGGTTTCGGACTACGCGGTGCGGCACACGGAGAGGGGCGACTACTCGGATGCGTGGAAGATGAGGGAGATATTTATGGGTCTGGGGCTGCGGGTGGGGGTCATCCTGTTGCCGGCCCCGAAATGGGACCTGTTCTTGGAGGAGTTGCGGAAACGGGAGGAGATGGGGGACAGGCAAAGTTGCGGTGTCTGGGGATGAGGCGGACAGTGGCGGGATATGAATCTCTCCACGCCTACTGCTGCCGCATCGTCCCGTGTGATTGGCGTAGTGCCGGGGGCTCAGAATCTGACCATCCGTGTGGATGCGGGGTCAGGGGCGGGACTGCGACTGATGACTGGCCGTGGCGTCAATGTTGATGGGGTGATGACGGTGGACCCGGACGGGTTGCTGCTGGCGGTTGGTGAGTCGATCACGCTACCGCTGACGGGGGCTTACATGGTTAAGACCGCGACCAACGGGACTGCGGCCACCTTTAGCGCCTTGGTGCAATGATCCCATCAGTCCCAACGATCAAGCCTGTCCGGTTCCGGGGCATCCGGAGACCCGCGGCCGCCCCCGCCGCCAGCGCCGCCATCCAATACAACGGAGTCGCCATAACCTACAACGGCACCCCAATCCAGTATAACTAACTTTATGGCAATCGACATCGGAAACATCCCAACCGGAACGCCACCAACGACTAGCGAGAAGCTACAAATCCGCACCGCCATCGGCCTCGGCCAGACGGACGCGCCGACGTTTAATAGCTTAGGGGTCACCAACACCGCAACAGCTAACGTATTTTCAACCAGTGCTGCCGCGTTGCAAACAGCCGGTTACCTTGGAGTTGCCCGTGCCATTAATTTAATCGACACGGCTGGTATTTCATGGTCGAGCACTTCGACACTTTTGGGTGCGACTGGCACAAATCTATTGCAAGACGCCCCCGGAATCCTAGCCCAGCGGAACGGGGTGCTCAAGCAGGCGTTCCGGGTCTATAACACCAACCTCAGTGGTGCGCCGGAATGGGCTGAATTTGATTGGATCACATCAGGGACCAACAACACGCTGAAAATCGGAACAAACAAGTCAGGGGATGGGGTGGCGCGTCCGATTGATTTTGTGGTGGGTGGGGTGGTTGTCGCCGGTTTAACCTCCACAGCTTTAACCAGCACGAACAGTATCGTTGGTAAACTTGGAACCACTGCATCTCCCAGCTTTTCATTTGC